ACCCTTGATGATTAATCGCAAACCGGCAAGTCGGAGCTGAGTTATTGAGTAAAGTCGCAAACGTTCCGCCAGACCCATCCCACTTAAGAACAGAGTCATAGTTATCAGAAGTCATCACCAGAACATTCTTAGAACGTTCGAAGTGCTGATAAGTAGCGGATCTATCAGTAGCTATGACGGTGAAATTTACACCAAGATCTGAAGAGGCGTGAACACCAGTCCCGGCGGCCACGGTATACCAGCGTTTATTAGAAGCTCCGAAGTCATACGATCCCCAAGTGTAATTTGGAAAACCAGTATCCCAAGTATTTCCTAAGCCACCGTTATAAAGATCTGATCTATTTTGAGAGGTTAATACTTTTTTCCAAAATCCGGTTTCATCTACTCTTCCGCTTAAAAATTTTGTTGCGGAAAGTCCGGTTTGAGAACTACTAATAGCTCCAATTAGTAAAGGCGCAGAACCAGCTCTTAATCCACCTGTCATGGAAGCAGTATTTACCGATAAATTAACCGATATTCCAATCCTATCCCCAGTATCATGCCAAGCCTGAACGTTATACCAAGTAGCCGTCGTCACCGCTCCAAAACTCGTTGCCTGTACTTGATGAGTAAATGTATCTCCAGAACTTGAAGCTCGAAATGTAACGATGTTGTCAGTATTAACAAATAAAGCATATTCATAATCTTTGTTAAACTGAGTTGTTGGAGGAGTAAAGTTTGAATTATATTTTGAAATATTACTGATTTTCACCTCATCAATCCAACCATTCCAAAAATATCTAACCGTTGAAAAACTTTGAGCCCCGATGAATGGCGGTTGTGCACCTAAAGGAAAAATACGTATAGATGTAGATGTAGTGGCTTGAAGAACACCATCTATAAATAAACTATATATATTTCCACTTTGAGTTATTGCTACATGGTACCAATTTGCTGTGCCGATAAGTCCGGCAGAAGAAACAAGTTGCATACCAAAAGCTCCCTCACTTCTTGCCGCATATAAGAGAGTACCGCCAGATTGAACTTCTAACCGATGAGTATTATCATTTCCTTCTGCGCCAAGGGCATCGTTTGTTCCATGCCAAAAAATAGTATTTCTAGAATTTGTTCTTATGTCTGCTGCCCTAATTTGCGCTTCAAATGTCCAATGTCCGGTGCTGAAATCAAAATTCGAAGATGGACTAACCGTAATATAGTCACCATTACCATCTAAACGTAGAGAAGCTGAACCAAATTTAGCTTGAGATGTATCTAGGGCGGCGTTTCCGTTGGCTGTAACAGTTCTGTTCCAAAAGCTAGAATCCTGAATAGAAGTAGAGCTATTAGCTCCGTTGAAATGACATAAAAGTAGCTCGGAAGTATCTATGGATGCTTTTGTTAAAATGTAATTTTCTAGCCCAGCTGTGTCTAAATAAACCCATGTAGAAATCGAAAAATCTATATCACCAGTAATGAAAGACGAGTCATTAATTCTTGATAGATACTGAGAATTTGCGGGAATAAAAGTAGCGGCGTTCTTCTTAATTCCATTAGCAAAACTAACCAAATTATTATCACTTAAAGGATCTTCCCCATAAGCATCCGCTCTTTCTCCAGCCGTCTCATCCATTTTCCAGAATGAAATTAGGTTATTGGTAAGCGTTCCACCACTATTAATTAAGAATCCAGCAGCAACGGTTGAACCTAGTCTCACCAAGTTTTGAGTGTTTGTCCCGAGTCGTTTAGTCAAAGCTCCATCAAACCTGACTTTGACATCCATCACGTTTGGAGTCTGACCCTTCTCTAAATTAAAGAAATTAGGAGAGGTGTTTAACCCAGGTGAAAAATCGTCACTATTCTGATCAACAGCATTTTTAAGCATTTAAGATATCTTGAATTTGTTGGCGAACAGCTTGGCGAATGGTTGTTATTTTTGGATTGATTAACGTGTTTAAATCAGTGGCATTATCAGAAGCCGTTTGAAGCGTATTAAATTCTAAAACTTTTCGACCTTTAAACGTTAGGAAATGGCCACCATTTTCGGTAGTGGCTCCAAAATTTAAACTTTCAATCTCGAATACTCTTCTTGAAAAAGGCTCGGCTGCTTTGATCTTGTCTTCAATAGCCATTTTTATCTCCTGTACATGTAATCTTCATGTACGCCGTGCATATCCTGAGAATAAACCCGAGTAACATGGATTCGTTTAGAATCTGAAAGAACTTCTGCTAATTTGACATCATAAACCGCAGAGTTGTTGTCGTTTTGATCCAAAGCAGTCGCTCTTAAAGTACCGTAAATAACAGCTAAATGGACTCTGGCTGGGTACTCTGGAGCTTTCGAAATGACGTATCCAGCACTTGTAACAGCTGAGTTTGCAAAAGCCGTAGCTAAAGTCAATGACGAGTCATTCGCGATTGCAATAATCTTGTACCATTCAGAATCTTGATGCGTTCCGAAGGCATTAATACGAAGGTAATCTCCAGTATTAGCCTCAGTAAATTTACTTGAAATTCCCGTAACGTTTGTGCCTCCAGCTGAAATAGTTACGAAACCGGATGATGTTTCAGTCAGCGGTGTAAGCTTTTTAATGTAGTCATAGCCGTAATTACGGGCATCTTTAGGAGCTGGTCTAAACTCGATAAGTTGAGTGCCCCTCGTATCTGTTCCAACAACTCTTACTTTTTCAGGGTTTCCCGGCTGACCAGAGTAGTTTCCAACGTATTCTTGATAAGGTTCTTCCGGTAGAATCTTCTTTTTCCCACCTTCCCACTTATAAATTCCTCCATCTTCTGGAAATCGATCAAAATTATGAGCTAAGGGATATGTTGGTTGAAAAATTGTATACCCATTTGCAGAAGCATTAGCAGGACCGTTAAACGGTGGATTGATCGTTCCGCCAGTTGTATTACTGAATGTAAAATCATAAATAACATCGTTTCCATTGATACGAAGTTTACGTCCAGTCATTGCAGCCGTTAAAACAACATCGGAAGAAAATGTAACCGTTGTTCCTTGAGTGTTTACAGAAACTGTTCCAGCGTTGTATTGATCTACCGTCGTCAGCCCAGAAGATACGAGTAGGAAATTCCAGTCAAACTTGGAAGGAATATCGAACATATAAACATACTGAATCGCACCACGAACTTTTCTAATAGAATTGGGTGGTATGCGTCCAATCTCTAGGACTCTTTCCTGGATCTCTGTATAAGGAATTTCACTAATATTTTTTGGCATTAATCACCTAAATACAACCATCGCCATTTGACGATATAATTTTCCGTACCAGTTTAGTTTCGAGGCATCTAATTTTTTGAGACCTTCATATAAGATTTTATCCGCTTCTTTTCTTGCTGATTTTCTCTCTTCTTTGGGAAGTTGATCGGCTTGGAAAAGATTAATATCGTGATCTTCGAATAGCTCATCCATCTCATCTTTAGGAGGCTTAGGAGAACAATCTAATTTAGCTCCCCCACATTTCCCATATTTGGGATGAGGAATATTTCTAAACAGCGATGCTATACTCATTAAACCTCTCAGAAATTTTTCTACAGTGACCTATAAACTCAGAAAAACCCATTCTCTTTTTCATGTGATTACAAACCCAGCAACATGGCTTAACATTTAAAATTGAGTATCCAAAATTCGGATCAATCCTATCCAAAGCAACGTTCTTTATTTCAGATCCACAATAGAAACAAGGTTTTTCCCAAAATCCCAGAAATTGTTCAAATGATAAGTCCATAAAAATACCTCTTTGCCGAGCTTGGGAACGAAGGCAGTTGTATTTACCCCTTGGAACATAGTTATTATAAAAATTTATTTTTAACTTTCTTTTCTGTTTTTGAATTTTATTGTGGAGTTTTGTTTTTTCAGGATTTCTCAAACGAAAAAGACGCTCTTTTTCCCTCTTACAAGGCTTGCACTCGTAACAAAAACCATCTTTAGAACCTTTGTTTTTGCCAAATTCAGAATATGATTTTTCTGATTTGCATTTATAACACCACTTTAAACCTATGCTCAAAATTTTATCCCCATAAATTTAATTCCAAATTTCATTTTAGTTCCAAAATCTTCGTCTTCTGAATTGACAACGATTCGCATTTTTAAAAGAGCCTTAACCCACCAAGGTCTCTTTTTCAATGAGCACCCAGTTTAGGAATATTGACAAGAAATTGAATCAAAGCCAAAGCTCCAAGTCCCATCCAAATAATCTTTGAGTTCCACTTGATATCATTACCTTGAGACTTGAAACTTTCCTTGTCTTCCTGAATGTGCTTATCAAAATTCTTTACTAAATGCTTTACATCGTTAGCTATTTGAGTAAGTAAATCGTGATCTTCTTGATTCATGTTAAATACCGACTAAAGTTAGTTTTGTATTAGCAAGAACATTAATTCTAGAATTTGAGATACTTAATTTTGTGTATTTTGTAATTCCTTCGGTTTCTACAAAGTTATAAAGTTCTTCTATATCTACAGGTGATAAAGCGCGGCTATAAATCCGAAGATCGTCTATTTCCCCATCATAACTAAAGGTAGAAGGATTGCTGTGGAATGAACCAATGCGTTTTGTTCCAGTGTAAGCTTCCAAAGCATCCACTGTTTGGGTGAATCCACCATAAGCACCATCCAAGTAACCTTTGGCCGAAGTTCCACTCAGAGTTACCGCTACGTGATGCCATTCACCATCATCAATAGCGTTAGTTACACCAACCCACGAACCAGCCGTTGTAAATTCCAACCCTCCAGTACCATTAATATTTATACCGGACTGAAAACCTAAAGAGGAGTTGTCGCCAAAGCCTGTAATTACAGCAAGAGAGGTTTGAGTGGTCTTAGCCCAATAAGACACAGTCATATCTCCGGAAAGCGAATCAACGCCTTCAACGCTGACAGCGTCTCCAGCCCCATCGAGCGTTAGAGAGTTAGAACCTATTTTCCCAGTTGTATAGCCCGCATTACCTTCCAATACGCCGTGATTTCCATTTCCACTTGAATCTTGCGGATTTCCTGAACCTTCATCGAATTTCCAGCGAGCAACGAGATTGGAAGTGATATCAGCAGTGAAGTCTTCATAGTCGAGGCCAGATCCAGCGTTGTAAAGTTGGGTGCGTTCAGCGCTTGTTAATACGCGTTTCCAAAATGAGACGGAGTCTATCAGACCATCAAAGTATGCGGACGGCCCAGCGCCAAATGCGCCTATGCTGTATCCGCCATTTCCATCTCTTACCCCGGTTGTGTGAGAAGCTGAGTCCGCTGTGCCATTATTGACCTGAATATTGATAGTGTTCGCTGAAGCGTCATGCCAAGCCACAACGAAATACCATGTAGCCGTGGAAGGAGTTCCTAAATTATTAGCCGTCGCTTCAACGATAGCCGTTCCATTATTGGAGACATTGAATTTGAAACGAATGACATTAGCGGCATTGTCTATGAGAACACCATATTCAAAGTTTCCACTCGTTCCATGTTTTGAAGCAATGTAAAAACTATTATTGTTTGTTGGGAGAGATTCCGCGTTAACCCAACCGGCCCATGTGAAATCAATATCTCCGGTAGATAGACTCGCGTTATCGGCAATGGTGAAGTACTCGGTATCACCAGCCTCGAAATCGCGGGCATTTCCAACCTTTCCAGTAGCACTCGCTATAGTTCCATCAGTCTCAGTTAGCGTATTAGTGCCGTGAGAATCAGTGGCATTACCGCTTGCTTCATCTAATTTCCAGTGAGATATGAGATCTGTTAGAAGAGACATCGTCTTATCTGAATTTGTTGAATGCCTGTTTCATAGCAGCGTTTACGAACGTGACACTGCCATCGGTGTTCAGTTTTCCCGCGAGACTATTCAGTTCATCCCACGCTGCCTTTGCCGCCGCGTCATTGGTGAATCCAAACTTAGGTGTTGCGTAGGCGAAATGCGTTGCATCTGAGCCGTCACCATCAATCATCAATGCCATGGTAGCGATGACTTCATTTAGGTTTTGTAGACCTTCTTCCTGCTGTTGTAGTGCTCGACGTAAAAGTCTCCCGTGAGTTGTTTGATCGTTAAAAGCTATGTGATTAACTGCCATTTAATTCTCCTTAAAGTATTCTTCTTGCGAAGAAATAGGTTCCATTGCCATTTACCGTTGTAGTGATAGTAGTATTAGCGGATGCGAATCGCATTTGGACATCTCCAGCATTTGAACTGTTTTGGATTAAGACTTGGAGCACAACCGATGCGCTAGCAACTGTTACCGCCACGGTTGATGCCGTGTTAACAATAATTTCTCCAGAAGCAACGGTTCCACGACCGGAACCACCAAGGGTAGCACCAACAGGAACATTCACTCCGAAACGACCGCCCGCTGCACCAGACTCTCCAGTGCTTGCGTAAAATTCAGCACTCCAAATTTCATTTGCTCCAATTGGAAATCTCATATTTGTAATATTAACCAAATTAGTATCTGTGGTCGTCTGAGCCGTAGTTATGTATCCAGAAGTACTAACCAAAGGAAGGTACCAACCAGTCATCGCCATTGTGAAATAATTAGAGTTATTACTTCTAACGCCAATCAAAATTTGATTACTGGAACTTTGAGTCCAGAAGTCTCCACTAGATGGCGAAGCAATCCCAGAAGTTAAAATTGAGACATTGAATGGGGCAATACCAGAACCAGTAGAAACGCTAATTGTCGTATCATCTACTGTAGTTCCAGAGGCTGGATAATAGGCTAAATAAGTAGCAGAGCCTGTGTTTACAGTTCCACTCCCGCTTCCAGCGCCAGTGTTTGCGGAAATGTAAAAACCAGTGGAATCAGTAACTATGCTTATAGTCGCATTGCTGGCTTGTAAAACTTTCTCGTTGGATAAATTGGAATCAGCCGCAAAGGCTATGTAATTTCCACCTGTTGGCGCATATACAACTCCACCAGCTGCGTTTGTAAGAGCGTTAATAAATATAGAAGTAGAATCGGTTGTAATAGTTACAGAGGAACCAGCAGCAAGAACTTTCTCTGAAGCAAGTAATGTATCAGCAGTATAGGTTATGTAAAAACCCCCTGTCGGGGCATAAACAACTCCACCAGCAGCATTCGTAAGAGCATTAATGTAAATTGCTGTAGCATCAGTCGTAATGTTGACACTTGATCCAGCTGTCAAAACCTTCTCGTTAGATAATCCAGTGTCTGAAGAAAAGACAACATAATTTCCAGCTGTAGAGGCACCAGAACCTCCTCCGGCATTTGTAGTTGCACTAATTAAAATGCTTGTACCAGCATTAGTAATCGTAATATTGTCCGAAGCTTGAATAGCAAAGAATTGAAAACCAGCACTATTCCCTAGAATTGTGGCATAGTTTCCAGTAGTGGATCTTCCAGTACCGCCGCTTCCAATTGATAAAGGGAATGTGATGGAATCTTGTTTTCCTGAAATATTAGAAGTGGTTGCAGAAATTAGGACGGCGGTCGCGCTCGTAGTTATTGTGATATTGTCAGAGGCTGTTAAAACATGCTCATTTGAGAGACCGGCGTCGGTAGCGAAAGTAACATAAGGTCCACCTGTTGGAGCATAAACCACTGAAGCTCCTGGAGGTCCAGAAGGACCTTGGGCGCCGCCAATAAGAAGTCTGACTTTTGAAGGACTTAATTTCTGGAGAGTTCCACCGGACAATTCCAACTCAAAAACAGGAATTTGAGCAAAGGAACCGTCAGTCGTTGAAATCTTGAGTGGAGGTATCCCGCTCATACATACTCATTGACCGCAATTCGGCCTTGTGCTGAGTCTGCAATAAAGTAGATAGCAAAATCTCCCTGTACTGGATTAAAACCATCTGACATCGAATAAAATAAAATATTTCCGCTCCCAGCAGTAAGTGAAGTGTCTCCAAAAACAACCGTTGAAGCTCCAATATTGGTGAAAAATATCGCTTTCGCTCCAGAAGTAATTCTTACCACAGTCGTTGGAGAGGTTGGAATGTTAATTAACCGAGTGGTTAAAACAGAAGCTAATAAATTTGTAGAACGTCTATAAACCGTCGGCATTGTTAAGCCTTTTTATCGTTTCTTCAATTGTCTTAGACTTAATTTGCTTAATTGTCTTTTCAGTAATCTCTTGGCTTAGATCTAAACCTTTTTTAAAACCTTGCTCGTAACCAGAAATAAAACCTAAATCGAAAGAGTTCTTCTCAATTTCTTTATTTTTATTCTTGGACCGAGAGAATAATCCGAAAAGTGTCATTTGGGCTCGCATTCGTAATGTTAAACGTGTAAGTTCCAGACATTGGGAAAGAAATGGTTTGATCGTTTAATTCGCCTTGTTCGTAATCCCAATTAACTCTGGTGTCTACACCATCTGTAAGATTCGCTCGAAAAATCGTCGTACTCGTATTTGCTCTCACTAAAACATTCTTTAAAATTCCTCCTGGAATATTTAAAGTTAACGTTGAGACTGATCCAGCGCTCACTGTCATTGATGTTTTATGCTCGTAAATGGTCATACGAAATAAATCCAAGCTGTTCCAGCTGTTAATGTCGGAACTTTCATTTCACTAAAAGAAACACCCCCCAAATAAATATTGTCAGTCCCACCTGCTCCTCCGGTCGGTGCTTGACTAATCGCAAGAGTTGCAACAATATTTGTAGTATCAGAACCTGAAAGCCTAATTATTGAAGTCGTTCCTGATCCCCAAAAACTAATTGCTTGAACTTTAGCATCAGAAAACCAAGGCAAAGCCGTATTTCCTGAGCTTGTATCTATGATGTAGGTGTTTCCTACCATCTTATTTGCCATGTTAATAAGCTCCTAAATTTTTTGTTCTATGGCTTCGACTTGTTTCATGCCAAAGATTATCTGTTGCGCTAAAAAAAAGATTGAGAATTGCACCTGAATCCATGCGGAAAATAGTGCGAAGATTAAGACCGCTTCCATTTTCGAGGATGACAGCAGACCCGACACACTCCAAAGTAAGTCTATCGTTTTGCTGACCTAAAGAAACTTGAGGATTCGCAGTAATATTGACTTCTTGATTACTACCGACTATGTAGAAATATCCAGCGGGAAGCGTCTCACCGGACGACTCATAACTCTTACGATCAAACCTTATCCCGCTGGTAGTTACATATTGAGTCTTGATCTGATTCTCATCTGGAGTCTCGTAATCTTCATAATCAGAACGAGTGTTTCCAGGAGTGACCTCACCCTCCCCGCCTAAAGATTTTTTAGACGGTGGAGGGGTGTCAAACTCATCGGGACCTACAAGAACACCTTCATCTAAAACTAATTGTTGTTCTTTATAGGTGAATCCTGATCTCTCAGAATCCTTCTTTCGGAAGCGGCTTATCCTAGCCACTATTAAACCTGCGAACTAAAAACAGTCCTAGTTCCGACGTAATCCCAATCTGTACCGTTACAAGCAAACGCCATAACTTCATTATTCAACATCACTGCGTTACCACCAGATGCAGAATAAATCAGAGCAGTCCCAACATTAGCTAAAACAATATTTGAAATATTGATTCCGCCAGCACTATTTTGAATCGTTACAGCTCCGCCAGTGTTACAACGTAAGAAAATAATTTTTCCACGTTCACCACCATCGAAACGAGTAATAGTTAAAGATGATGCTCCTGTAACGAAATAGGTTCCAAATGAAACGTCTGGAGTTTGATCGCCAGCGGTAAACGTGTATTCCGAAGAGGCTACGCCTGGTTTAACAAAGCTAATTCCATACGGAAATCTTGAAGGCATTTTTTCCTTTCGCCTTACCACTAAAGCAAAGTAAGGGCTTTAAATTAGAGGGGCCCTTTCGGACCCCTCAATTTGGTTAGGCTCCCGCAGAATGGAACAAATTATTTGGTTTATTCACTTCCACCGAAAACCGTGCCGTTCCTTTGAACTTCGCATCACCAGAATCAAAATCTCCGTCCATCGCAAATTTAGGTTTGCGCCGGAAGAAGGCAATGATGCCGGATTTGGAGTTCGCTGGATCTGCAATCAACGTGAAGGCATCAGTATCCGTGTAGTACGGAGAGATGATGGGCTTCAACTTACGAGATGTAATCGTATTGACTGCATTGTTGGCAGATTCAGGATCGAATTGAGAATCCAAAAGCTCACGCACTTTCCATTCCTGTTGAGGATTCACAAGAATGAATTTAGGCTTGATGATCTGGTATTTACCAGAATCGTCTTTGGTTTGCTCAAACGTCTGAATAGCGGTTTGAAGAGAGGTTGCGGACAAATCAGAAGCCGGGGCTAACAAGTTAGACCAAGTCCCGCCACGTAAAGAAACGTGGGAGGCTGAAAAAACTGCTAAACCATCTCCTGCTGTGTGGTTATTTGTATTCGCGCCGTTGTTAAAAATGTCATGAACCAATACTTCCCAAAGTTCAGCAAAGCTAGATCCAATCTCTTTGGTCTGATCAGCCATTTCGGTCGGAATGTCATCGTAGAGGTTATCTTCGATCATTTCTTCCGTAATAGTCGTACCTAGACCGTAAGTGATGTGGGTCCAGCGTTTTGTGGGACCTTGCACCATGTCATCGTACACAATGGGTTGCGATTCCGGTTTCTTAGCTGGTAAGCCAAGGCCTCCGAAGTAGGCAGATTCCTCATAAGCCCGCTTAGATTCCTTAACTGTAACCAGTTGTTTCCAGATTGATTCCGAGTTTCTGCGTCTATAGGCATCAACCATAAACGAGAAGAGTCCCGGAACGACCGATTTATTAAACTGACTTCGATTCATTTCCTATCTCCTTGTTAGATGGCTGCACTCAAGCTACCTTGGCCTAATCTGTGATGATTGATTCTGACCAGTAGTTTTGAGTAGTTGCCAAAATCGTTGCTTGTTCCGTCAGAATTCATGTAATCAACCAATCCGACAACTTTTAAAGAACCAGCTGAATCGGCAGCAATATCTGAACGGTCAAGTTCAAATGTTGAGTAGCCAGTTACAGTGCTTCCGCTTGAAGTTCTCGGTATAATCGCGGCTGTATTTCCTACAGCAGACTGCGTAAGTGCAGAACCGCCAGTGTCTTCCTGAATCATAAAAAGCTGATTCGGGTCATCAGCGATCTGAACATAAGCATCAGTTAATGCGGGTAAATATCCGCCCTGTGAAAGTGAATTCATGCCGCTTGGAAGACCGCCCTTGTTCGTATCAGTAAAACCAACAACAGGACCCAAAATGAACGCATTGTCACCGACCGTCGCCGGAACAACTTGACCATTTGAGTCAAGATCCATCGGTTGGCCAATGTAAACAGCCACAGCCGACGTTGTTAATTTGTAAAGTCCCTTACGAAAATTTCCGTAAGGAAACTGAACAGGGAGTAACCCGCCACGCGCTGCAATTGCATCGTCGTTAGCCATTCTCTACTCCTAGATTCTCACCACTTCACGGCCCTCAGCTTCATTAGTAGAAGCGTCCGGTGTGTAATAGCGAGGATCATCTTTGTGTTTTTGAAATGTGCCTTTAATTAAGTTAGTGGATTTCTCACCAGGTTCCCGACGAATCTCTTCAGCTCTTTCCCGGGAAATAAATCCCAAAATCGAGTCTCCTCGTTCAATCGAGCCGTTGGCGGTAAATAAATGTCTTGGGAGATTACCGAAATGGCGTGAACTTACGATCACCCATCCCCTGACTCCACAGGAATAATCAAGACTGCGCTTGTCTTTCATTAACCAACGAAAAACAAACTTGTCTTCAAATTGCTCAAGCTCTTTAGGAAGCGAAAGACGGTGGACATTGGTATCTTTGTCCATCACCTTTACTTGCACTTCATCAAGGGTCTTGGGTTGACCTTTCATGAGGTCCGCAATGTAAGCGTCAGCTTCGCTCATTAATATTCGCTGAATTTCTGGTTGCGCCTCAGTTGGGGTCTTAGTCTCGGATTGCTCCGGTTTTTTATTAAAAAAACTTAATGGATTCTTCTTCTCGTCACTCATCGACGGTTACTCCTTCACGAAAGTCTCGCTGTTGCAGTTGATACATCTTTCCAAACTGCGCTAGCGGTATATTGTTTGATTTTGCAGATGCGATCTGATCTTTGGTCAGCACTACAGTATTACTGTTAATATTCCTAGCAGGTGTAATCGACCCTGCTCCAATCCTCTGGCGACGCTGGACTTCAGTTTCGATTTCAGAGTTGATCGTGCTTTGGATTGAAGAGGGCTTATATCCGTACTTTTTAATCATGCGAGCCATCGCAACTTCAGGACCCACGGGATTACTAAGTAAACTTGAGTCTTCGTTTAAAATTTCGTTATAAGCTTGAGCCACTTCGCTGTCTGGATTTGTAATTTCAGGAAACGCTTCCAGAACTGCTTTTTGTGAATTTTCCAAAGTTTTTACTCGTCCCTGAGCTTCATTTAATCTGTTTTGTTGTTTAGCCTGAGCGTTAATGACTTTCTTCGTGCGGATATCCACCGCAAGTTGCCAGTTATCCATTGCAATTTCATCAAGCTGCTTATTGCTAATGGTTTCAATCTCGGAATCTTTAAACTGAGAGACGTCATTACGTCCTTTTAAAATATCTTCCGCGTTATGTTGCGGCTGAATCTCTTGTTCGCGCGGTTGAGTAAACCTAGAATTAAACTCCTCTAATTGTTTAAGAGCTTTTTCTAACTTACGATTCGTGTATTCGTTTCTTTTGTGGAGTTTGTCAAACTCATCCTTGGTAATGTATTGAGGTTGTTGCTTTTCCTCTTTTTTTTCATCAAGGTTAACCGTCACAGTTTCTTGCTCAGGTTTTTTATCTTCAACTTCTACTTCTAATTCCTGGTCCTCAGGTTTTTCCTGGTTCTTCCCCATTGAAATCTCCTATTATTATATTTTTATCTACTATTGGGAGATAAGTAGACAAAAAATTTTTAACTTTATTATAAGTCGTCATCCGCATTATCAAAATCTGGGTCAATACCGAGACTTAAATTGAGTTCGTCGATGTACCTTTCGAGTTCTGGACGACTTAGGTCGTAGCCGTCGCATAAACCTTGGATATAAAGGGCTTTTTTGCAAGAATCTTCATCCGCCCTGCGCAAGAGTTCCGCTTTCTCCTTTTCTCTTACTATCAAGCGACTTTCCAAGCGGGCCTGCAACTTGTTCCATCCCGGATTGTTCCGGAGTCTTATCAGCTCCGCTAGGGTCTCCTTGATCTGCTCCTGGGTTAACTGGTCCACCACCACCTCCTGTAACTTTTTGTGATAAAGCGATCATCATCTGAAGCATCTGCTGATGCTCCATAATGTGATTTTGGGTTACTTGCATGATTTCTTGCTGTAAATGAGGAGGAAGTTTCAATAAAGACGGACTTTTCATCAAATCCATGTGTTTCTGGATGTGTAATAGATGATTCTCTGGAAGCTGGGCTCTTACACGGGTAAAGTCACCTTGAACAATCAGAGTATTCTCATCCTCTGGAGAGTCGATATCATCCATTTCAGGTTGAGGGCCTAAAAATTCTTCGGGGTCTTTGTCCCAACTTTTGATAATGTCCGCTGTAATTTTATAAATCTTGGCTGGGTCCGTACCAACTAAAGGATTATTGATCAAGATCCCATAAAACATATTTGCTAAATCGCGTTCGGTCTGTTTAGAACCTTGAGACGGATCAGGTAATAGGAAGCAATCAAACTCCCCAGAGATTCCTTCAGCGGAGAGCTCACCAGCTTGGAAAATTTGTTCGCCTTTTTCTCCCAAAACCCGCGTTTCAAGTCCTGGAGGAATGTTGAGCTGGAGAATGTCTAAATGCTGCTTGAGGATTTTAGAAGCACCTCTACGAAGTCTTTTAGCCGGGGCTTCAAAACGAGTATCCGCTGATTGCATAATCGCATTCGTGCGCGTAGCGGTCCCAGATCCACCAACGGTTTCAGATTCTTTTCCTAAAACGTAAGAAGATGCCGCTGTGAGGCGTTCAATAAATTCAAGAACGAGACGAATCGCAAGAATTAATTGATCAATCTTTACCTTCATGTCTGGGAAGTAAACATTTCTAGAAGGGTCAGGAACCGGAGTTAATTTATTCGGAGATAATTTCATGACCGCAGCGGAAAGATTTCCCATAGGGTCATAAAATCCAGGACGTAAAATACTTAACGTATTCGCATCGGTTAATTGATTGAAAATAGCGTCAATTTCTTCAGCTAACTCTTTAACTTTTTCAAGGATTCCTTCTCCGTCATTCTCTGTTGGTCTATCTAAACGGTCATCAAATTTTTGAAAATGTAATCCCCTGCGTCCAGACTTAGTAAGGTTTTTAACCGCGATTCCACCAAGGAATAAGCTATGCTCAAGACTGACATAAATTTTTATATCTTCTGCAAAACCGTCACCATCAACATCAAAGTTTAAATATTCTTTATGGACCTTAACGGGAACGTTTCTGATTTTTATATTTTTAATTTTTTCTTGCTCTTCGTCGCTTAGATTAGTTCCAGAAGAAATTTCTACGGGAATTAAAGTTTTTAAAACTGATTGAACGTTTACAAACTTCCCCTGAGCTTCACCGTCTTCTAAATCTCGATAAAGCATTTCTTCTTCAATCACAACAGGCTCTTTATGGATGTCTCTTGAACCCTCCTGTAAAAAGACTTTCATTTTCGGGTGAACTATAGAACAAGTTTTTTCATTTAACCGTATATCCCTAGATTTAATCACCGCAGGAGTCCCATCTTGCTCCATTAACTGATTACCCATCTCATCCGTCACTGGAGTTTCGATTGTATTTCCCGTATCTATAGGATCAATCTCGTAAGTGGTCTCAGTTAGCGAATCTCCAAATCCTGCGGTTTGTTTAACGTAAATTTCAAAGAAACTTTGAAGTTCAGACCTGACCCAAATCCACCAATTCATGAATTTGTTAATTCTTTCTACTTTGGGTTTATCTTTAGATTCACCCGGAAACCATCTGATTAAATCTTGATTTACAATACTTGGCGTAAGCCGAGCGCAAATAGTATCTAAAATGGAAGTGGCGATTCTTAATGAACGGTTAGAACAGAACTTCCATGGCGTTGTTTTAGGTTCTCTGCGGGAATTGTATAAATCCGTAAGACTTTTAATAAACTCGTCATGGCCGATTTTGTCACCCTTGCTCGTAAGTCCAAAGTCTTTCTTTTCACGAGCTTGTTTAGCGGCTTCATAATCTGACCGGAGGATTCTAACTAACTCTAACTCCATTTCTGGAGTGACTGGAATTTGTAAGGGGTGTCTTGCGGTTAATTCAGGGGTTTTCGGTTCCGTCTTCAGTGCTTTGGTCGCCATGATTTCCTTCTAAGATGAATTTATTTTCTTCTAGTCTTTTAAGCTCGATTGCGTTTTCCTCTACCTTTTTGCGAAGCTCAACATCGGACATGTTGGAAAATTGATTAAATTGCATGTAGACGTCACCGTTAATACGTTTACCGTCTACTTCTTCACGGATCGAAGCCATGCAAGCAATAGCTTCTTTGAACTTAGATTTTTCTTTACAGTTATTAAAAATATCCGTGAGTTCTTCAATACGTCTTCGTTTAGAAGCAAACTCGACTTGTTTTATATCGCGTTCAAATTCGTCCCGGATTTGTTCGACTAAAGGCTGGTAGCTAGCGGAGTACCGATACGTGTGGACATTTTGCTTGGAGATATCCATATTATACTTCTCTTTAAACAAGTTCAAAATCTGGCGGTCCGTTTTCCACAGTGCAACATTAGTAACAATGAACAAAACTTGCTCCTCGTTAAACTTGGCATTTTTCAAAAACTTTTGTCTGCGGCGTAAAATGTCGGACGGGTCAGTAAGGTGAAGCGTCGACTTCTTCTTCCTTGTGGATCGAGGCGTACTTGGGCCGCATGATGCAGAGGTATCGGACGGTGTCTGCTCCATGATTGTCCTTTTCCTTTTCTACTTCTTTGGGGTTTTTGTCTTCTTTGGTTTTACCAGTCCATTCCTGATACTGGAGGTTGCGGATACTTTTAATGGTTTTGGGGGTTCTTTCCCTTGAAAAGAAGAGTTTAGGTTTATTAACCGCAGTAACTTCTTTGGACATGTCGTAATGTAAATACTCCCGAACGGTCATGTGACCCAACTCCACGTCATCACAGGGTTCGTAAAATGAGGCGCCGTTTTTATAGAGTTCCCTGATAACGGAGTCGTTAGAACCTGAACGGGCTGGCTTACGCCCAAAGTTAGGATCAATAATCCTCATCCGCATGTTGTAGCCCATCTGACGTTCGTGTTCTTTGATCCTCTTGGCGAGTTCAGGAAGTTCACAATGAACAATCATTTCAGTATCTACGTAAAGGTCGTCGTCAGGGTCAACAAACGCCCAAATAAGATGATGCGGCTGGCGGTCATGAGGATCTAAAACGCAGTAAACCGGGTACGTACCCCTACCTTGTTTTTTGTAATTAAAGTCTAGGATGTGGTGGTCGCCGAACTCTTTATAGACTAACCCTCTCATAGTGAAAAAGACACCGTGAATACGCGACTCACGGACGTCTTCTGAAAGGGTCTGTTCAAACCTTTTAATACCCTCCTCTGAAAGGATGGGGTTTCCTTGAACGTCGAACATGTTGTCCCTAGTAGATGAGGAGAACATGGCTATGTTTTTACCGTCTACCTTGTCTAACAACTCCTCCTTCATCCAGGGCTCTGTGATCGGGGTGAACGTGATCACCTCTAAGCCGTTTCTGTCTAATAACCCACGGACAATGGCTTCCCTCTTCCGCTGGTGTTGAGGTTCGTCCTCCCAAGCAAAGTCCCAGTCTGCGGACTCATACATACGGTCATCCATTTCTAAAGTGAGGACGTCCACCTGACTCCCATCTTTACAAAGGATCTTCTGAAGGTAACCTTGAGGGGTCCTCTTGATCTTGTAATACGTAGCAGGAAGAAGACTTCTTATCTTCGGCTCAATGACCCTACCGACAATCGCGAAGCTTGTAGCAGAGACTACCGCTTTAATAGGGTGTTTGAATCTTTTACTTTGAGGATACCAATCCGGGTAATCCCTCGTTAAATGCCAACATAACTCCATAGCTCCATATGTACTCTTACCTGTACGGTTACCTGCGCATAATAAAATCGTCCGAGCTTCCGACTTATGCGCCACTAACTGCATTTTGTTAGGGACGTAATACTTCATCCCCGATAGTTTCTTACGCCCCTCCAATTCCTGGATGATCATAGCCTGCTGCTTACGAAGCAGCTCTGCCCTGCTTACAACACTCGCTTTTATGACGTTTTCTTCTAACTGAATATGATTATTCATCATTGACACTCTACGGTGGACACTTGACACCTGTCCTCAATACAAATCTTTAGCACTGGTTTTTCCTTCTCATTATTTTTCAAACCTGTTTATGATTTATCATCAATTATATATCGGTTGATTACATCAACTCATAGCATTAGCTATCATGTATTATCAGAGTGGGGGGGGTGTCCCCAATCTCAATAACTCACAGGCGAGGATCAAATTTAAATTTGTTCAGCCCCGCCAACTCAATCCAACAGGTACCGGTAGTCTGGGTCATGCTTAGAAACGTCCGATAATATCTATTATAGGACGTTGATACACAATATCTAGTAGGAATGACTATTCATGTACACAAGTCTATTCAATTATGATTAATTATCATGGATTCTTGGGAGGAAATTCGCAGGTATTCACTCTCGTAGCGACCGATTAAATCACCACAATCTTAACCATTTAAACCACAGACCAATCAAATCGACCGATTTTCACCGATTTATCGAGTCACCTTACACAACATTGTACAATCGTCCTTTTAATTTCAAAATGTAAGGGTCTTATTAGCTACTCTTCTTTCTCTTAGATTAAGGCCCGTTGTCAGTGACCATCAAAATGCGGGGTTTTTACACCTTGGTTTTCTTCACACTCTAAATTCCGCATATTTCTAAATTATTTTCATTTGTATAGGAGAAAATAGTACTTGACCATTTGGACAAGATAGCCGATAATTGGTTCAACAGAGGGGAAATGGATGTATCGAATAGTAATAGAAATTGAAGACGTTGAAATTCGCCGAAGATTAAAAGCGAAAGCTGAATTAGAGGGCAAAACGATGAAGGATAAGATAATCGAATTAATTAAAGAGTATTTGAAGTAAAAAAATTTGTCTTCTTATGGACAATATGGTCAAGTGACCAGCAAAGTAATTGAGGCAAATAACCTAAGTTTCTTCACATATATGCGCCTATTTACACCAAAATGCACATAAAACAGTGCCGTACGTATTCATAAGTAAGAATAAAGTATTAAGTTGGCTAGATTAAAGAGGATATCAGAGTACAATCCGATCCTACACCTCAGGGTAACCATGATTTTGGTATCAGGGATTTCACTATGGATCGGCGGAGAAAATGGATTTTGTTCAAAAGTATATTGAGTATTTAACCATCGAACGATGTTTTAAGCCAAACTCACTGAAAGAATATGTCGCGATGATTAACGCAATTAATAGCGAAATAGACCCATTAAAAGCATCTGACTACTCAGAAGTCAAAAACGCTATTATTAGTATCGGAAAAAAACGCAATTGGTCACAACGATCAACAAGCAAATGTGCCACGGTTGTTAAAAATTATTTTGCTTGGTTAACCCGCGAAAAACATATTACATTTAATCCATTCCCCTTCCATGAATTTAAACGCGGTCGCATCCCTGAGCCTAAATTTATTACTGAAGAAGTCTTTGAAAAGATCTTAAGTAGCCCACAATTAACCCATCAAGAATATACCGCTTTATTAGTTTTTTGGGACACCGGAATCAGGGTTGGGGAAATCGCTGAATTAGATCAACAAGATTATGATCTAAATAAAATGGTTGTTTGTGTTCCTAAGGAAAAATCCAAAGGTGAGTATAGAACTCGCTATATCCCGTTTTCAGAGCGATTAAAGGCTGCATTAATACGCCAAATCTCGTTTATAAGGCAACATTGCGACGGAAAGGCTGTCTTCGTCAATTCTCACTGGAAAAGGGCTGATACACGGCTTTTTGATGAAATGCTGGGGCATATAGGGCTTCATAAGTTGCCTGGACAATCAATGAGACTTCATCCTCATATGATTCGTCATTCTTGTGCGATTCGATGGCTAGAAAAATCAGTCCCTCAAATTATTGTTCAAAAATGGTTAGGACACTCTAAATCAGAGATGACTTCTCATTATTTGAATATGACGAAAGAAAATTCTAGAAATATTTATGATATGTACTTGACAGATCCGAAAAGTTTAGTTATGCTATCTTAAGGCTTAACTAATTAACGATAAGAGGTGTACAGTGTGTAAAAAAATTTCAGTTGAAAAAATCTTCGGGGGTATGAGTCCTACCAAAAGCACACTTACCTTTGGTCGTAGTTTAGTTAAGCCTAACCTACCAACTCGTACCCCCTCTTTTTTTTATAAGAACGTGGACCCGAGCGGGATCGAACCGCTGGTGTCCTATCTTCGGGTTTTAGTTCTCCTTATTGTATTGTTGATCCCCTCTTCTGTCCACGCCTCTGAAGTCAATCTATCGGCTATTGCTCAAATAGAATCAAGTCATATTCCATTTGCTATTAATCCAGCCGATCCTGGTGGTGCTTGGGGTAAATATCAAATTACCCCTGTCGCCTTAGAAGATTACAACAAAGCCCACAAGACCAATTACAAATCCTATCAAATGCTCAATCCTTCTCTGTGTGAGAAGGTGGCGGTTTGGTTATTAGGTAAACGCGCTGATCAGTTCATTAAAGCTTATAAACTTCCTAATACAGTCAAAACTCGCTTAGTCCTCTACAACGCAGGTCCAGGTGGTGCGATTAACCACTTCAGAAAAGGAAAACCCCTTCCCCAAGTAACGCAACAGTACCTAACAAAATATCAGCGATTAACAGAGGAGAAGTTATGAGCTGTAACGAACCGCATTACGGATTTAAGTGGTTTTCTGGATCATGGGCTGATCGTGTCTTTCAAGGAGTGATGTATCTCTTGGTGTTCATGGTGATGATGTCTGTTTTTAACTTAGTGGCGAGGGCACTATGAACAATCTTTTAGATATTTTGGTTCAAAAAGGTGAGATGGAAACAAAGGCTATTCAAGCGCTTACAGAAAACACCATTGCGTTAAAACAATTACTTGAAGCCCAACAATATGCCATCGGAATGCTTTCATTAAGAGTCTCAGAACTCGAAAGACAATTAAAAGAGGTGTCCGATGTTCGATGAACTCGATTCTCTTCGTTGTCCTGAATGCGAACGATTGAACGCTCCTAAACTCGCTGATGGGGATACCTATTATTACGAATGCCATCACTGTGATTGTGTCTTTGAGGAATTAAATAGCAGAGTCACGGTTTTAACCCACGGCGAATATTACGTAGAAACTCCTCAAGATGCGCTTATAGCGTACTACGACCATATGGAGGAAGCATGAACGTGGAAGAATTTCAAAAAATGCGTAAACGTTTTCATGATGTTTTGAAATTCAAATCAAAATCTGAGCTTCGAGCATTACAACACACCCTTTATCAAGTCTCTAAATTAACTCCCCTTCAATTCGCCTCATTAATGGCGGATTTGAGAGAGATGGAATATCACACCCCCAAAACAGAGTGGGATGACATTGTGGAGAAACTTCAATGAAACGTATTGTGGAAATTAATTACGGTTCATCTATTACGGTGAATCGTGGGAACTATGAAAACTGGAAACCTATGTGGCATCAAAAGGTCACTTTGGAACTAAACGGTGCACCACTGTATGAAGTAGAAGCAATTGAAAACGCTGAGTTTGAAAGAATCAAATCCAAGCTGGATAAATTCGCTAATGACGAGTTTGAAAAATCAAAGCTTGATGCTTCTCATCTAAGAATCAGAGTTAAAGACGGCAAAAGATACGTCTCTGTTAATTCCATTCTTCATCCAGAACCGTTACCAATCGATCCTGAGTTTGCTATGCGTGGTACAGGGATTCATCAGATTTTTAATACTTGGCTTGATACGGGTAAATGGGAAAAGCCATCAATTGAGTTAAAAAAATTAAGCTATGAAGATATTAAGTACAAAGAATTTTTTGAGAAGTTTAAAGATAGGATCAATTTCAAAAACCACAAAAAGAATATAGAAGTCTTTCATGAAGTTCATTTCTACTCTGGTGAAATAGACGTTGTTTGTGAAGTCGACGGAATTGCCTCAATAACAGACCTCAAATGCGGTGCTTGGGATTGGACCCAGTTAATCGCTTACTACAAAGCCCATAACTCGGTTAAACAGCTCGTCATTTTCGATCTTAAAAATCAAAAACTAGAAATTCTTTCTCTCAAGGACCCTAAATGCCAAGTCTATTGGGAAAAGTTTTTAATTAAACGCGGTGAAACCAAATCTAGATTCGGAGTCTAACATGCTAAACACGTCATTCCCTGGCCAAAACAATAAATATTTAAAACCTGCTGATTTCCAAGATCAGAAAGTAACACTAACTTATCAAGGTTGGAAAAGAAAACCGAATGTTGACGACCCTCCAACTAAGAAAAACGCCAAGACCTGGAAACAGAAATTAATCTACCAACTTCGCTATTCCTATCCTGAGTACGCAGTTGATGAAGCCGGTGAAAAAAGACTTGGTAGAGACGGAAACCCGATGAGGAATAGTTTTTATCTTCCAGAGTACCCGCAGGGATATTCCATAGTTTATGTCTTTGACGAAGGTGAATTGGAATCTGGAAGTCTTCCCCTCTTTAAAGCGTTCTCTTATGCAGGTCTTCAACCCGGAGACAAGGTTTCCATTAAACGAGTAGGAAAGGATAAGGAAACGCAATGGTTTGTTAGAAAAGTAGTTCCTGTAATGGACGTGGATACTCGAATGATCGTCACAGAAGATGAACTGAAACCAGATGATGAGGTTCCCTTTTAATGTTAGTAGACGGATGCTTTATGGAAACAAACGAAAAGTTAAAAGAACTCAAAGAGTTAGTAGATGATGAAAAAATTAAGTTTGATGACTGCGACCATAAAGAACCGTCCGATCCAGATGATTTTTGTCCCGTATGTTTTGTTTTGAATATTTATAACAACATCTCTTTAGAAGAACCTTATTTCTCTGAGGAGATCTCTAATTCCCAAATCGAGACCATCGAAGAATTGTGGGAAGAATACTGTAATTAAGGCGCGTTCCTTTCGGTGTATTTGCGTAAACAATAGACCAATGAAACAGAGAGGGCTGACGGACTAGTTTTTTCGGGGGGTTATGATTGTCCGCCTCGACTGCGATAACGTCACTCGCAATTGAATTTTTAAAGTCTTCTCGATCCATAACGTTGCTGGTGGGCCAAAATTGCTTTTTTTCTCGATAAACACATCGCAGGAAAAAAGAAAACCCCCCGTATGGGTAGAGATTTAAAAAGAATAAAAAAGTCAGGGTAAACCTTAGATAGGTAACTAAGAATGCCTGAGAATGTCGATTGGGTTTTGGATCATTTTTCGATGCCGAATCATTTGTTTGAGCGGCTTTCAAAGGTGTATCCAACGTTTAAGCAGGAGCTACCGAAGATGGAGATGTGGTACCTGGCGAACCCTAAGAAGCGAAAGAAGAATCATTACAGATTTATTATTAATTGGATGAACAGGATACGTCAGGAGAAGGTGGTTGTTAGGTCCAGAAGAGATGACGACGAGTTTAAAAAGAAAGTCGAAATTGCGGAAAAGGAAGCGGCTCCTCCCCCTCCTGAGTTTTACGAGATGATGAAAAAACTAAAGGGTTTGAAGTGAGAAGAAAGCGACCCTCTAAGAGAATCTTAAAAGATAAGGCTTGGAAAGCATTCTCAGCTTATATCAGACAGAAGTACGCCGATTTTAGCGGGTTTGTTGCGTGTGTTACTTGCGGGATAAAAAAGAACTGGAAAGAAATGCAAGCGGGTCATTTTATCGACGGAAGGATGAACGCTATTTTATTTGAAGAGGACTGTGTGCATCCACAATGTTATTCATGTAACTGTATGAAGCATGGTAATAAAGTTTTGTATTACAAGTTCATGATAAAAAAATACGGACAAGATCTCATAGATAAATTAATTCACCTAAGCAAACAAACTAAATTAATGACTGAGGAGGATTATCAAAACATCTATGACAAATACAAAGGGTATCTGGCTTAATTTAGGAGAGCCTGACATTACTCCAAGATTGTGTCCGATTTGTAATCAGTTAATGAGTCAAGAGGGCTGGGAAGTAGACGGAAATACTTGTAAATGTAAAGCGTGTAACGGAACCTTTGAAGTACCAATGTTATTGTGAAGAAAATTAGTTCATTTAATCCACAAGACTTAGATGGTCACGAAGAGATCGCCCCCTACTGGGAAGCAGGGTTAACAGAGGAAGAACGTAAAGAATTAAACAAGAAAGACAAACCAAAAGGAGAAAGACATGATTTACTGGGTAGCGGCAATTGAGAAACCTAAGAAGAAGAAAGTAGAAAAAGAGGGCGAAGAACACCAAGAGAATGAGAAGCTTTTACTATCCCCTTGCGCGATAGTAGCGAAGACTGAACAAGCGGCGGCTTTCAAAGTGGCGAGAATGAAAGAATTAGCAGACGCAGATCCAGACCGTGTAGAGATCTTGGTGCGCCCTTTTTAGTTGCCTCTAAGGAAAAAGCCAGCACTAAAGAGGCTCAGAAAAAGGAAAGTATAACGCTGGATTATGTGGATATTAATAATCCGTTTAATAATTTAAAAGTTTACAAGAATAGTAATTTCAATGATTACAACACTTATACGATGGATGCTAAGTTTGCCGCTCCGTTTACTGTGAGTGATTACACAGCTCCACAAGTTTATTGCATGGCGAATTTAACGAATGCTAGTTCGTGAGGAAAACCAATTTAGTAAACAGTAATAACGTAGCTGGTCACAAAAAATAAAGTCTAAGGATGGAGAGAGGGTATGAGCTATCCATGGGATATTTTAGTAGGGATTTTATGCTTATTTTACATCGGTGGATTTTCTATTCTGCTTGTCTTGGGTACTATTTTTGAGTATCCGAATGGTAAAAGTTTAAAAGAAATGTTAAGTGAGCAACCCCAATAGCGGAGGTCGGGATGATCTGTAAAGATTGCGGTGAAGAAATGAAATTGACGGATATGCCGCAAGCTGTTTTTACGATTCCTTTTACCGGAGGAAGATTCTGCATTTGGGATTGGAATAAGAAAGAGTGGTTTTGCTCTCAATGTGCGATTGATTCTGAAAGTAGAAAACATCAGGAAATGATTGATTCGGTTGCAGAAAGCGTTGGCAGACAGGCTTACGAAGAAGGCTTTGCAGACGGCAGAGCATAATAGCGGAGGGAGTGGGTAATGGATATGCCGACACCGTGTCCTAGTTGTGGAGAAATAGAAGACTTTTCAGAATTTAGACACGATCCAAAATGTGATTATTGTTATTACGGTTTAAAATGCGACAACATGATTTGTAAGCAGTGTTACCGGATGCGTGACGAGTAATTAAAAATGTCCAATGTAAAATCTTTTCCTCAATACAAAATGAACCTGTGGATAAATATTGAAGCTTACAAGTGATATGAAAAACGCCACCAAGAACTTTTTTTGTATTCGAGAAAATAATTATCCACACTTTAGAAGTTAGAAAATGAAAAATCGCGTATCCGATAATAGTAGTATCCAAAAGGAGGATACCATGACTGACAAACAAGCGTTAAGAAAAGTAAAAATGATGTTCGGAAAAAACGGAGCGTGTGAGAAGTCAAGAGTGGCGAGCGAGGAAAGGCTTCGGGAGTTAAATCCACAAAGCAAGAGTTGGTTAAATAAGTACATTCCAATGGCAGGAAAAATGCGGTATGTGGTTGGAGAGGTTATCTATGGTTTTGCTTTTGAGATTAAAGGAGAAGGTCTGAGTTGGGAAGAAGCATTTGAGGATGCTGTGAAGAAACCAGCTGTCAGTAGCAAGTAAAACTTTGATGGTCACAGAATAATCAAGAGCCTCTTAGTGTAACGTCAGCACAACGGGTCGCTCCCGTAGAGCCGTTCAACTCGGCAGAGGCAGCCTAAATAAAAAGGAGATTGGGTATATGGGAGATAAGCTGACAATTAAAGAATTGGAAGAGATTTTGAAACAGCCTAATTGCAGGTTAAGTACCGTTATCAATACGGACGGATCTATCGGGTCAGTTTTAACAGCTTGCGGAAAAGAAGTTGATTTGCTTAAAAATTTGTATTGGGCCGTGCAACAAATGGGACAAGCAAGAAAACATAATTGCCCTGGCTTTGATTGCGCTACTTGCAACACAACAGGAGTTTTTGAAGCTTTCAACGCTCTTGAAGAATTTTATAATCCAGATCCTCCCAGCGGATCGGTTATGCCGAACGGAAATGAAGCCTAACCCACCCCAAGGATAGAGGATGAGATGGAAAAAGAAGAAAAAGATAAGTTAAGAAACGCCATAGATATTCTCTCCAATTTAGCTTATGAGAATCATTCTGATCGAAATGCAAAAACTAAGCCTGCTAAATATGTGTGGATGATTGTTGGCGGAGCAAACCCTTGTGATATTCGCAGATACGCTTTCACGCACCAACAGGCTGTTTCTCAGTTAGCGCATGCTAAAAATAACAAATATAAAGACTGCTTTTATACGCATGGGAAATGGGAGCTTTTTAAATTAGTCAGAGTAAATAAGCGGCAGTCTAGAGAATCGAGGTGAGTGTGAACATATACACTGTAGTAGCATTAATTTTTTATCACGCTATGTTTCTTTTAATAGGATACGAGATTGGTTTTAGAGAAGGAAAGGAAGCTAGGGGGTAGGATGAAGCCACGAAAAACAAAGAAGGGTTATAAGTTTTTGCCAGAGTTTAGACCATCGTATATTGACGTCATTGTTGATCCGGGTGAAAGAGAAATGAAAGGATGCTCAAGGCGTCTTGAAATTATGCACATTCAATATGACGGTAGTGGAAAGATGCGAATTATTTGCAGAGATTATAAATAAAAGGACCACCCCATGATGGAAGAAGCTGAAGAAATTATTGATAACGCATACGGCTTAATTGAGGAGAGCGACACGCTAATCCAAATTACAGAGCAAGGTTTGAAGAAAGCGATAACAGAAGCTCTTCGCGCCGCATACATTCGCGGACTTGAGAGGGCTGCGGAGATAGCGATAGCTACGGATGTTGTCAGAATATGTGATCCTCATGACGGAGAAGTTAAAATTACTTTCCACGGATTTGGAGAAATCAGAAACGCCATCCTAGCAGAAGCTAAAGAAGGTGGGAAAAATGGAAAGTGAATTTAGTCCTGGCTATAAAAAATATCTCGAAGAAATCGGAACGAAGATACATGCAAAACTTTATCTTCACGTTATGTTGTGTTCGTATCTAGTGATGCCCTTCGAAGAAGGAAACAAAGGTTGATAGCAACGAGAAGTCTGATGGTCACTAAAGAAGAGTTAGTAAACAGACAGTTTGAACAATGTTTTGAACACAAGAAACTTATATTTGTTCATGGTTCTTGGGGATGGGAAACTTGGCCTGTCGGTAAGTGTAAAGAATGTCTAAGCAGTCTCAAATAAAGGAGTGATGGAGATATGGAAACTTACGATTACTTAATGGATTGTTCGATTGCAGGATGTTGCTAAGTAAACCCGCATGAGTGGAGGGAAGATGGCTACTTACTGTTGCGAAATAAGCGGAAATCATTATTGGGTAGAGAACACCTGTTATTTTTGTGGAGCAAAGATTAAATAAGTTTTTCCTTGGGCGTAGCTGTATGGTTTAGGCAAACGCCGCAGGTACATCGAATCCTGCCGCTCAAGGAAATGAGATATGCCGGGAGTGTCGGAGGTTCGATTCCTCCTCATGGGCCTATGGTCCTTGATAGCTCAGTGGTAGAGCACCCGGCGCAAATTGAGGTTGAGAGCGTATGAAATGTTGTGATTGTAAAGAAGAAAAGCTAATAACTGAATTTTATAGAGACACAAGTAGAACGAAAGGTTGCGTCTCGTATTGCAAAACTTGCTATGAGGTAAGAAGAAAGAAAAGAATAAATCCAGAGACAGAAAAAGCGCGAGTTAATAGGTATAACAAGAGGCATAATTACAAAATTCAAAAAATGATGCGGATTAAATATCCAGAGAAATACAAGGCTAGATGGGCGTTACAGTATGCTGTACGTTCTGGAAAAGTAATAAAGCCAAAATTTTGTAGTTCGTGTGGGGTTGAAGGAAAAATCCAGGGGCATCATCATGATTATAGCAAGCCATTAGACGTTATTTGGCTTTGCAAGAAATGTCATGAGAAAGTTTAATTCCCTACCTCAACCTCTTAATTATGCAGACTGTAGCTCAATTAGAGCACTGATCGCAATGTACGCTAGGTTTAGTTGAATCCTAGGTGGTATCTATTCTGATGCGTAACAATAAGTCGATTTGATGTTGGAGGTTCAAGTCCTTCCAGTCTGCTTTGATTATTGGGGGCTATGGCGTGGTAGCCGACGTTAAGCCATTGGGTTTGGCTGAAAGGTTCAAGTCCTAAAACGTGCAGACCAACTGCTAGCCCCCTTTGTAAACCAGAACCTAGAGAGGAATTGTAAACATGATTAAGTATTTAATTTTAATGCTTTTATTTTCTGCTGGATGCAAAGAATCAGTGCCTAAAGCTTATGATCGAGGCTTTAAAACAGGTTATGAAAGCGCAAAACGATACTACTCTCCATATGAAGAAGGCTGGAGGGCTGGGGTTAAAAAATACAATGAAGAGAAACTAGTGGAGGTTAGGAGTGAAAACTAAAATGACTCGAAAGACATGGCCCTCTAAGAAAGAATCAGACGTGTTTAGTAAAAAATTTGGATGTATGCAAAAAGTGAAGAAGGTTGATGCATGGCCTTTAGAATACCAACAATTGGAAATCAAGTTTGCAGGAAAGAAAGTATCGACTAGAGTTCTGGCTGCTTATTGCTGTACTTGTGGACAAAGATTGCCAAGGAAGAAGAAATGAGCAAGCCGAAGGTGAAGAAGGTTCGAGTAACTAATAAGACTGATTTATCAGGCAGGGCATTCATTGTCTTTGCAGACAGACTTTTTAAAAATGTTCCCACAGAGGTAATAATTAGCATGTGGAATAATCTAAAAATTATAGATAAGTGGTTTGGTGCTAAATGACCCTCTACCCTTGTCCTAGATGTGGCGGATATCATCAAGTGCCACAACAGTGTGGTGCTAAATGAACCTCAAAGAGCAGATAAGAAGAATTATTGGAATGTGGTCATCTGATATTGATCAAGGTTTTTATGATGAACCAACCGAAGCCATCCTGAAAGCGGTGCAGGAATATCTAAAAGAAAATTTGGTGGAGACAGAGGTAGATGATTATGTTCAAGGTGGCAACGCAGCAATAAAAGCGTTAATTGAAGACCTAGGAGAAAGCGCATGAGGCATGAATTAACTGAAAAACTATTAAAAACACTTTTGGAATCTTATACAGATAAGGTAGAGACAACTATTGCATTATGGCTCTCAAAGAAGGCTGATGAACTTGATCGTTTGTATTGTCAGGCGAACAACATTAAAAACAAACCAGATACCAAAGATATACTTGGCCTAGAAGAACTGAAGGAATGTGGATTAGGAGCAGGATTCAAGATGCCAGAGAGTTTGAAGCCAAAGAAATCGAGAGAGTGGCCCTGCGGTCATATTAGAGCTTATTCCTGTAATGGAAAAAACCCTAAAAATGAGTGGCTTTGTGGGTCTTATGGATACTTTTATAACGAACCAAAGTTTTGTTTAGAATGCGGCGCAAAAAGGCCTGAAGAAAAGAAGCTCGAAGATGAGCTGGCAGATTACATGAATGACAATGTTGAAGTTGGAGCGAATTGGCATAAGAAAGCATCAAAAGACGCTCTCAAATTCCTCCGTGAACGCAATCTTCTAAAGGATATGTAAACAAACCATGTCTTATTTTACACATGCAATCTATATGTAAAGGAGAAGGAAACGATGAGTGAGAGGCTTGAGGAGATTAAGAAACGGTCAGAGGAAGAATGGTATTCCACAGAAAACAGCCGAGCTGACATTCGGTTTCTGCTGAATAAGATAGCCGAAATGGACAAATGGATGCTCCGCTGTCATGAGAATGGTGGGGATTGTAGGTGTAAGGAGCTTGAGAAGCAGATCGCGGAGCTGAAGAATGAGAATTACTTTTATAAGAACGAACACCCGATAATTGATCTTTATATGGTTATCGCTGAACAGAAAAAAGATAACGGTAAGCATCAAGCAGAAAACGCTCGGCTTCGGCAAGCTCTGGAGAAGTTAATAGTTGCAGATGAGGGTGGTGAAGCGACAGCTGAGTTTTATCGTGCCATCCTAGAAGCCAAAGAAGCCCTAGGCTCGGAGGTGAATGAATGAGTCTCGATGATGATTATATTCAAGCATACTGTAACCTTTGTAAACGTTGGCTTGTAACTCTGGAAAACTTTTTAAGTCACGAATGTGAGCAACCCAAGGAAGGGGCCTGAGCATGAAATTCTGTTCAGGATGTGGAACTAAATTAGTCAGTTACGAATTTATATACGGATACGATGAAGAAACTGGCGAAAAGATCATAGCAACTGAATTGTATTGTCCAACAATGAAGTGGTGGAATCTTTGGTTTGGAAAAACCATTGAATGTAGAAGTCATCTAATCACGCCCACCCGCACTTAAAACTGTTCTTTAGCTCGAGTGTAGGATGAGTACTAAATGTCGAGCAATTCAAGTGGGGTGGGCTTTAAATTGGAGAATAAATGAAAATCATAATTGCGCATCCGTCATTTGATGATGCCCCTGGAAATCCGCAAACAAGTCAAAATAGACAGGCACAATACTTTGAACACGGAGCTTATATTTTTCCTGTGGTGCTGGCCTCTGCGGCCACCATGCTCAAAAACGGAGGGCATGCAGTTGAATGGGTTGATGGGCCAGCGCAAGGAATGGATGAAGAAAGGTTCCTAAAAGAGCTAGAATTTTTCGAGCCCGAGTTAATTCTAATGGAATCCAAGACTCCAAGCATCAAGAGAACCTGGAATATAACGGATAAAATTAAAAAACTAATCCCATATTGTAAGGTAGTTATTTGCGGTGACCACGTAACAGCTTTACCGGAAGAAACGATAGCTAATAGTGATGCTGATTATGTATTAAAAGGAGGCGACTATGATTTTTCCTTGGCACGTCTTGTTTCCGAAATCGAATCCAAAAATCAAACCCACAACCGGACAGTCTTGGATTACGGAACAAATCACGGACTTGAAAACGTCCAAATCATCAACCGAGAAATAGCGAAATGGAGACTTTATGCCTACGACAAAGGCTCAGGTAACTATAAGTATCTTCCGGGCACGCACACTATGTTTGGCCGTGACTGTTGGTGGAGACACCAGGGCGGTTGTACTTTCTGCTCCTGGACCAACACATTCAAAAATTGGCGAGTTACTTCAGTTAGTAAAGCAATGGCGGAGGTCGAAGCCTGTGCCTCTCTTGGAATTAGAGAAGTTTTTGACGACACTGGCACATTCCCTATTGGGAACTGGTTATATAGTTTCTGTGAAGAATTAAGAAAATTCAATAAAGGATTAAAGCATGGAAAAGCTCGGATCACGATGGGATGTAATATGCAACCTGGGGTCCTTAAAGAAGAAGATTGGAAAGGTATGGCTTCTGCGGGGTTTCGGTTCATATTATTTGGATTTGAGTCTGCTAATGACGCTACAAACAAAAGAATTAATAAACGATACACTCGTGGAGATATTGAGAATAGCTGCCAACTCGCTAGCAAGTATGGCCTTGATCCGCATGTCACAACCATGGTTGGATATCCGTGGGAAACTAAAAGTGAAGCGCAAGAAACAATCAATCTCTGCAAAAGTTTATTTAAAAAAGGTTGGATAAAAACGCTTCAAGCCACGATCTGTGTCCCCTATCCAGGGACCGCTCTTTACAGTCAGTGCTTAGAAAACGACTGGTTAAAATATAAACCTGGTGACTGGGATCATTGGGATATGCGAAAACCAGTCATGAAGTCTCCAATGTCAGACGAAGAGATTTTAGGTATGACGCGAGGAATTTATAAATCTTGCATTACGCCACAATTTATAGCAAGAAAGCTATATTCTGCACGTACCAAAGATGACTGGAAGTATTTACTAAAAGGCGCAAAGTATATGTTAGGTCATCTTTCAGACTTTTCTGGAAAGTAACGGCATACCACTAAACCAACCACCACAATCCTGACACTGGAATCTCTGGTACTTCTTTGATTTCTTTACGTCAAAACCCCTTCTTTGGACTTTATCTGAAGTGCATTTAGGGCAAGATTCTGGATTTGATTTACTGTACAAAGTAACATTAGGATGGTTTTTCATCCAGGCTCTTAGTCTTAGATAAATTCTGGCTAATAAATCAACGTCCTTTTTATTGTATCGCTTCATGTCATCCCAATCTCGCTTATTCCCAGACATACACCCTTCCCACATATCAAATCCACGGTGTTTGATCTTTTCGCCTTCGTCCATATCAATACCTAAATTATTCAGACTATTAGAGTCAAACGCCGCAACCTTCTTTGCTTCTTTCTTGGTATCAATCGTTTTATAGGGACTTGGTGGGTTATATTTGTGAACTATAAACCTTGCGTTTATTTTTTTTATATCAAAAGAATCTCCGTTATGAGCAATGACCACGTCTGCTTGGTCTAAAAGTTTGTGGAGTTTAGAAAGAAGAGACTTTTCTGATTGATTATCACAAGCTAATACTTTTGTTTTTTGCCCGAACCATTGGTAGGCAACAGAAAGAATGCTGAAAGTCTTTATCTTTTTAACCACATTTTGATCGTATAATCCCCATGTGTAACAAGTTAGCGGACTGGTCTCGATGTCCAAAAGCAGAATCCTTGGTTGCTTCATTTTTTTTGCACCTAAATATCCAGCCTCTTGCAAAGAGACTTGGCATTAAGTTGGCCAAAAGCTGCCAAAAGTTATCTGGGATTAGTTTGAGTAGGTCTCCGAGCCACGCTTGGCGAGATCCTGTTGCGCTCGGGTTAATGTAATACTTCTCTTTCTCAATCTTGAACAAACTGGATAGGAACAGTCGACTTTGAGAAAGGCTTGGGAGATGGAGATGTTTAGAGCATTCTTGGAAGCATTCCGCGTCCACCACTCCAAAGAGGGCTCTTATTCTATGAAACAGGGTTGTTTCGTTCGGAAGGCTTATGACAACTGTACCTCCAGGCCGTAAATGGTCATAAATTGACTTTAAAGTCTGTTGGGGCCATTTTAAGTGCTCCAAGGTCTCAAGGCATAGAATGTTATCGAACGTTCGTCCTAAATCAAATAAACCGTCAATTTGGTGTCCGTAGATGCCGTCTATGCCAGTATAGGAGATATTGGAGGGTAGATATTTAAGTGCCTCTTTTTTGTTACAACCAATGTCCAAAACGCTTTCCATCGGCAAGGCATGTAAAAGATCTACGGATTGTTTTATTCTTCTAACTGCGTACTTGTCTTCGTACAGCGTAGGCCAGTAATTATCCATGCAATCCAATTTGCCAATATCGAAAAAGACGGTTTAAGTAATAACCAAGATTCACTTTTCGATAGATTGTTTTAAATAGCTCTTTATCCGTTAATTTACGGATACTTGCAACCTTCTCCCGCTTAATCTTGATCCAGCTAATATTATGCGGTATAGATAGTAATCCGCGAAATATGAAGAACGCCGCTCGAAACTTGCCTTTAAAAAACATTCCGGTTCCAGCAACAATCCAGCAAATAATATGAATCGGTAAAATTTTCCATAAATTCTTGGTTTCTAAATTACTCGCAAGCATCGTGATGTAATTTCTACAACCGTTGTAATAGACTCGTTCGTGGGTGTAAAAATCGATGGGTTTAAATTTAGTATTAAAGGCGTGCCACGTAACAGACCGAGGAACAAATAGAACCTGATAACCGGATAACCATACTCGCCAAGCTAAATCAGTCTCTTCCCCCAATATACCAAATGTGGTATCAAATGCTCCTACAGAGGTAAGAACTTTTCTTTTAATCATACAAGCCGCTGATTTTCCAGAAAAAACAGGTTCGATGTTTTCATACTGTCCAACATCTTTTAGGTTGTTCTCAGCCCTCGACCAAATGAATCCTGTCCAAGTTAAAAAACCACCAGCCTCATCAAATCTGTCACGATGCTCCATGTTTAGTAATTTCCCGAAAACCATTCCCACTTCAGGTCTTATTAAAACGTGATACATTTCAACTAAGGAATCCATATCTAATTCCACATCGTCATCATAGAAAGCAATGTATTCCCCTATTGAATACCGGAGTGCTAAGTTTCTTTTCTTAGCTGGACCACCTTCTATTTGAACTACTTTTACAACAGGATGGTTGTAAGAAAATGTCGGGTCAGAAGTCGCTACAATGATTTCAAATTCAATCTTCCGAGACTTTAAAGCTGTTTCAATTGCCCGATCAATTAACCTTCCTTTGTGATGACAAAAAATCAAAGATATCATTCAATAAATTCCTTATGGTCTATGAAGTTAAAAAATGCTTTTCGTAACTCGTCAGCGTCGTACGCGATGTTGTACGTTTTTAATACGTACTCCAAAGCAGTACCTCTAATAAAAAGAAAAGACTCTTTATTGACTTCGTCGTTTCCGTAATGTCTTTTTGATTTTTCCACAAAGTGTGAAGAAGCAGACTTAAAAGCGTCAACTAAGATCGCCATTCCTAAACAATTAATCGCAACGATTTGACTAATTTCTTTCATGGAGTCCTTCACCGTTCGGGTTCGTGATTCCGTGACGAAGCGCGGTTTCTTTAAGACAAAATCCACCGGTGTATCCTTTAGTTGCTCGTTCGTGGAAGTATCCTGTGAAGTAGGGAAACTTGGATAGATCATAGGACTCCTTTTCAAAATAGTAAGATGGTTTACGGATGGGTTCTGCGAATGGATACCACGGGTAAATATCCGCATTACGAAGAAGGAGGAAGGCTTGAATTAAGACAATTAATATCGTATAGGAATTGTCTAGGTTCTGAAGTCCGCTAGTAGCGCACCACACCAAACAAAATGAAAATAAATGAAGCATCCTGCAAGGTAATCTAAAAACAGAATAAGTCATGGAAAGGATTGCGGAAATAAACATCACAAGTGCAGCCGTGGAGGAACCAAAGAATGCTAGAAATAAAGCAAGTCCCGAATAACAAGACATCTCCCAACTGAACACATCGTTAATTTTACAGTGGGTTCTATCTCCTAAAAAAACATCCAAAAACTTCCATGCCGGGACCTTTCCGGCTTTGCTGGTGTTCTTCCAGGTCCTGATTGACCTAGGGTAGTAATTTAAGGTCAAAATGATCTGTGGTAGTGCAAGTGCGCTTCCTATTAATAGGGGCCAAATGGGGTATCCCCACAAGATATAAGCTCCTACTATAATAGGAAGGAAGTTAATCAGGATGGGCCAGTACCCTCCTAAGATAGCCATTCCTAAACTTACAGCCCCAATCCACCCTCCTATAAAGATTCCAGGAATCCAGCAAACGGTGTAAACCGCACAAGGGTGTTGAATCCGAATACTAGAGGCCATATAGGTTAATGAAATAGAGCCGAAAAGTGCTACAATAGGATCAGCCCACTGGAGGATTAAAAGATATGAAAGAAGAGAGCTTAGAAAGTAATGGTAAAAAAGAGTTATTTGCAAGAAAACAAATGCAACGTCAACACACATTAGAGTTGTTAAAACTGCTACAAGAATCTGAGGTGGGTAAAATGTTGCTAGAAAAGGCAATGCCCCTGGTTCATAGTAATATATCGAATCTTTTAGAGGGGCTTGAAATTTCCTCCACTTTCGTCCCTGCCATAAGATCTGAGGTAAGAACGTGCTTTGCATCTCACCCGTCGAATTAAGAAACGGATTTAAATAGAATTTTCGGAAGAAGATGAAGTTGTATACTGCCAAGAAAAGTGGTGCGGCGGATACGATTTCCAAACGTCACATCCTTTACAGATTCCTTCGAACCTGCCTTTTAAATGACTCTCTCTAATCTTGCTCAGTTTCTGCCATGCGTCGGATATGGTCATGTCCCGGATATTTCCTAGGACTTCCTTCTTGTGCGGGTCGGAGCAGCATATGAGGAGGTCTCCGTTCCAGCTCACAGCCGGGGCATACCAAAGGTGATAACAAGGCCACCTCTTGCCAGCCGTGGAACTTACACCAAATTTTTCCAGTGATATGTCTCCTCCGTAGTTGTGGAGTTCTCGGATCTCTAGACCTGGATGGTTTCCCCACTCTTCGAACGCGTTTTGGGGCGTGACGCCTTTTATCATCCTTACGGTAAGTCTTCCCCATTTCGTTAATCTTTCTTTCGTTTCTTTGGAGAACTTTGTTTCTGGCCTCCAGCTCCAGATGAGCTTATCAATACCGGAGTCGATAATTCGATCAAGATATCGTTCAACAAGCGTACCGTTTGTTGTAAGGAGAATAGTGTGTTTTCTGTTTTTTTCTTTAATGTAATGAATTGCTTCAAATATTTTTGGGTAGAGGAACGGCTCTCCGAAGAGGTGGAGACTAAACGACCTCGCACCATATCTGGAGGATTCATCAATAATGGCTCGGAAGACATCGAAGTCCATGTGGTTGTTGATCCTGGTCCTAGGACAGTAATCACATCGGAGATTGCAGGCCGCTGTGGTTTCAATGAATAGATGTCTTGGGAATTTATAATCGATCCAGGCTTGGGCGCCGAGTTTGTATAACCACGGGTGGAGATTTTTGAGTTTCTGGGCATATAAAGTTACCTTCATTCGTATTTTTTGAGTCTGTTTTTTATTTCAGCTAAGTATTCTTTTCGATATTTCATATCCCCATAAATCGCAGGATCTTTAGAACATCTTTCAATATACAATCTGACTTTTTTAGCTTCTTTTTCTAAAGCTTCAAATCCGATTTCCTCTAACCTATCAATTTCTCTGATTAAATGCTCGTTTAACATATAACCCAATCCCCATCTCTTAACTGACATTCAAAAAATTTATCAGAAATGTCTATGTACCAAATATTATCATCATCTTTAATGCCTTGCATTTCGCACTTATCCTTAAAATCTTTCCATGTCATCTCAAATGGTCTCCTATGGTTTTAATGAAATAGTCCATATATTCAGGCCGAAAAGAATTAAGAAAAAATTTGGCTCCGCGCCAGGATGTATACCATTTAAAATAAGCTTTCTTTTGCATCTTCTTAACAAGATCAACCGGACAATCCGGCTGACTTACTTGAGCAGAGTAATTCTGATCGTACGCTTCCCAACGTTTATCAACCATCCATCCTTTTTCTTCTGCAATTTTCCCCCACTCAGTCCCTGGGTAAGGGGCAGAGATAGCGAAGTTGACAATGTCTGATGGGAGTTCGAGTGAAAGTTTAATAGTATCTTCCATACTAGACTTTGTATCGCCATGCAGTCCAAGCATGAAATAATTCCATACTCTAAGGCCTGCTCTTTTAGCAGCTTTATTAGCTTCTCGCGCTTGTTCAACAGTTGCCTCCTTTTTGTTCATTTCTAAAACCTTATTATTTCCAGACTCTGTACCAAAGCAGATCATCCAAAATCCAACCTGTTTCATTCGTTTAAGCATATCTAAATCAACCGTATCTACACGTGAATTTGTTACAATTCTTACTTTGAATGGAAGTTTTTCAACCTGATCACAAAAGTCGTAGATCCACTTTTTGTTCATGGTTGCTGTGTCAGCATGAAAGGCTATATTGGTTAATTTATAACGGCTGATTTCTTCGATGACGGTTTCGACGGGACGATAGCGAACTTTCGATTCGTTCATTACGGTTTGTCGGCAGTAGATACATTTCCAGGGGCATCCTCGGGACGTAACAACAAAGGTGTAGCCACGACCGATAAATGGTAAGCTATATTTTTGGATGGGCAATAAGTCTTGACGTGCCGGTGGTAGATCTTCAAATCGTGTTCTATCTGCTGGAATGCCTTTAATAAGTTCTCTGAGATTATATTCTGGTTCGGTTCCTCCCCTTGTATAATCAACTGCATGGTCAAGTGATTTATATCGTTCAAGTGATTCCTCCCTCAACGCCTTTGTGTGTGGGCTGACAGATACTGTTTTTGCTCCTAGTGATTTACCATAATGTGCTACTATCATGTCATGAGTAATCGTGGTGCTGACCGGATTGAAGACGACCCAATCAGGTCCAAATGCCGCCATACGTTCAAAAAGGTTTTTGTAGCTAATTCCTTCGGCAATGCAGTCAATAATAAGAACATCATCTTCGGGGAATACAGATGCAAGCATTGCAAGAGACGTTTGGGGCCAGATGGTTCTCTCCTTTGAACGTCTTCCTGATCTATTAATATCCCTGATATAGATGTAGCCGTCAGGACTTGGAGGATTGCAAAATAAAATTTTCATTCGTTAAATATATCTCCATGACATTTGTTGCACTTGTACTTTCCTTTAACAAAATACCATCCGACAGAAACGCTTAGTTTGTCTGGAAGCAAAATCTTGCTAAAACAAGATCCACATGTTTCCGGCATTTCCCCAGGAGGACCGATGGACTTCTTTAAATAATTAAATTCTTCTACCATTAATATTTACATTCTTTTTCTTTATCACCAAAATCATGGCAACCCAAATTAAAATTAAGCAACATATCCAAGGCAACGCCTAGCTTATGCGAACATGCAACCCCTTTTAAGTGGCCAACGCCGTTTTTTGATTTTTTCTCAACTTCCCTGGAATGCTCTAAAAGAGCATGTAGATAATGAATACATTGTTTTCTAAATTTTAAACAAATTTCGCATCCTTTTTTCAATGAATCAACCCAACCTTTCCGCTATGTGTTCTAAGTGAACTTTTCCTTAACAAAGTAACCTTAAAAAAACTTTTAATTGCTAGCCAAAGCCTTTTTAAGTCTTCTAAACCTTTTATCTTTTTAAACTCTTGCCAGACAATTTTTGGTCTTAAATAGAAGCTTCTCCAGAATTTCTTGGAGTACCAAACAAGATCTTTTCTTGTCATTCCAGTAGGTATGAAGTTAATTAAAAGAGTGTTCATTTTCTTCCAGCTAGGATCAAAGGTTCCATATTTACTGGCGAGCTCGAAAGTCTCAGACCCAGGAAGTGGAACTAGATGTGTATGCTGGACATAATTAACATTTAAAGATTTGGCAAACTCGATAGTCTCCATGATGGAGTCATGAGTTTCTCCGAGATGGCCTAATATAAAATTTGCTTTAGTGGTAATCCCAGCTTTTGTAGCTTTGTCGATTACTTCTCTTATTCGTTCTTTGGTGACGTTCTTTCTCATCGAATCTAGGATTCTTTGACACCCAGACTCGACACCAAATTCTATGGTGTGGCACCCAGCATCTCGCATTAGTTCTAAAATCTCTAAGTACTGAACGAAGTCAACTCTGGAACAGCAGCTCCAAGTAAACGGAGTTCCAGCGTCGATCATTGCTCTACAGAAAGTTTCAAGACGTTTTCGATTTCCAGTGAACATGTCGTCATAGAAAAGAAGGTCATTTACGCCGTAAGTAGCGTGGAGTTCTTTAAGATGCTGAATTAAATATTCAGCAGTCATGATTCTGTAACCACGACCAACAACCCCAAGATCACAAAAGGAGCACATCCCTGTACAGCCACGACTGGTGACTAATCCTATAGATCTAAATTGCTTGGTTCCAAAAACACTTAAACGATAGTGAGAAAAAAGCTTATCACCAACAAGGTCAAAAGCTGGAAAAGGGAAATGGTCTAAGTCTTTATAAAAATCTCTTCTGGGATTGACTGTAATTTCTTTAGTTTGATGATTTCTCCAAACCAAAGACCTCACATTAGCCAAGTCTTTTCCTAATCTTAGGTGATCGAGAAAATCTAAAATTACAACCTCACCTTCACCGACCACTCCAAAATCAAACTGTGGATATTCTTCCAGTGTAAGTCTTGGCTCAGCGGTTAAATGAACGCCTCCGATCATGGTGATAATTTCTTTGTTATATTCCTTAACAGCCTTTGCGATCTCGCCAGCTGCATCAATCATAATGGTCATAGCTGTAAGACAGACAATATCCGGTTTAAAATCATCTATTCTTTGGATAATAGATTCGATATTCAAACCTTCCGCGTGTGCATCGAGTAACTTAACCTGATAACCGTACTCTCTTGTGATAGAAGCTAAGTGGAGAATGCCAATTGGAGGACTCGAAGATTTCGTGTCTGATAAGTCCATATCTGCATAAAAAACCGAGAAATCTACTGGTGGGTTAATAAAGAGGATTCGGATCTCTTTTGGAGATTTATCAAATTCCTGATCCTCCAATTTAACCTTTTCATAGCCAAGCTCTCGGCCTATGGTTAAGGTTTTACCGATTCTCTGAACTTCTCTATCACCGTAAATTGAACTCATAAATTAGCCTTATCACGAATGTATGTTTTAAAAACCTCAATAGTAAAATCCTTTATACTCAACCCATTTTCTACACAGTGAATCTTTATTGATTTTTTAACATCTTTAGGAATTTTTACATTCAGTCGTGTATTTTCTGATTTCATTTCTTCTCTGCCTTTACCATCAAACTCCAAGCCATTCCTTTGAATGGCGTTTTTCCAATAAAATCATCAATGGCCATTAACGTTCTTCCGAACCAGATGGGTAGATTTAAATTCATAATGTCTGGAAATCCAATTAACGGGTAAGCGAGAAAACCGATGTACTTCTTAGAGGTGATCTTGAGGCCTGACTCCTCTATCATACGGTAGAGGTCCTTATCCTTAAAATTCTTGTGGATATGAGAAAACCTCGGAGTGAGTCTTGCTACGGCTCTAAAGCTCTCAGAAAGCAGGTTATAATTTGGGTCCCAGCAGACCCACTTTCCGCCTGGCTTAAGCACGCGGACCATTTCTCTAAGTCCATCTGAAGGAACTTCCAAGTGATGTAACAAGCTACGACATACAACAAAATCAAAGGTGTTATCGGGGAACGGAATAGATTCAGCAGGAGCTTTAATCCATTTATAAGGATTGTGACTAAGCATACCTTCAGAAATATCGATCCCAGTAATATCGAAATTAGGATAAAGCTGACTAACAAAACCAATCCCACAGCCAACATCAAGCACTTTGTCAGAATGGCGTCCATCACGGAACTTGAGCCCGTCAAGCATCTCTGTAACGATTCTCGCGTGGTAGAGAAAACCTGTTCCGCTGTATCTTTTTGGATAGAGTCTGGAAACGTAATCTTGGACAAGTTCTTCTTCATGAGGTTCGCCCTTTATTCCTTTAGGATGGTTGTGACTCATATACTTCCCTCCATTTACATCCACATTCACAGTAATTAATCCAAATAACCTTATTTTGTTTAGGTATCCAAATAGCCTGTAAAAGATCGGTCCTAGCTATGTGATGGTGTTCCGAATTTAACTTCACTTAAAAGTCTCTCTAGTTTTTTTCTGGCTGTTTTAAGCCCGACATGTCTCTTCCAATTTAGTAATGGATTTTTAAGTTTGGGATGTTCTTCGTCTAAGTCATGAGGATGAATCCAAAATACACCTGATTTTAAAGTAGCCCACCGAGTCCAAGCGTACGGAAGTGCCCGAAAGAAAAAACCTCCACTCGGGGGCCAGGGCATAGGAGTTGTGTCCCAATAAGGAGATCTATAATGATGGGTGTAATAACTAATTCTTGGAGTGATGGTTTCATTATGGTCATGATAGTGTCCATGTGAACCCATAATGTGGCCGTCATCACTTATAGCTTCAACGAGAGATTCATTTTCCTTTTTAAATCTTCCCAAAACGTAAAAAATAGCTCTCACTTTATTCTTCTTAAGAATCGGTAAAAGATAATCTTTCACAATTGGTGCACTTGAATGCTTACCCTTGGTTACATGTAAGGCATGATTCCAGTCTTCCAGGTCTACCGTGAATAAAGGGGCCTGATCCAACTACGAAGTCTCCTGGTTCTTAAAGCAATTCCGTTTCTTAAAATGTAAAAAAGAGTAATAAATCCGTGTTTAATCACGTTTACGTGACTCTTTCCGTGGGCTCTGTCTTCTACTCTGATGGGGAAAAACTCTACTCTGTAGTTATCGCACATCATGGAAATCGTAATGCTTGTGGTAAAAGAGAATGTCTTACAGAGGATTGGAAAATAACCAATGGCTAAGTCTTTTTTGAAAATCCTAGCTCCAGAGTTAAGGTCGGGAAGCCAGACCATGCAAATCAAGGAAGCGATCCAATTAAGAAACTTCCTCCCAAGAAACCTCACTAATTTCTCGCTCTTGATTCTCCGAACACCAACTAACATGTCCGGCTCCCCGATAAGTTTGTAAGCTTTATAAAGTCGATTAGCTTCTTCATTACCATGCTGTCCGTCTCCATCGATCGTCATGATTAAAGGTCTGGTAGCATTCTTGATTCCAGTCATTAATGCTGATCCGTATCCGAAATTAACCCCGTGTTTAATCGAATGTGGAAATGGGTTTTTAGAACCGTCATCTACGATAATCACCTCAGCGCCTTTACGGACTAAAGACTTCCTTAAATTTTCAACAACTGAGTGATCTTCGTTTAATACTGGAATAACTATGGAAAGATCTTTCATCGAATAATCATGTAAACGGTTAAGCAGATAATGATCACAATAGCTAGATTGAAAATTCCTCTGATAAACTCGATTTCAAGCTGGCTTTCAATTAATTTGTTAAACGCTTTTCTGATGGACTTTTCATTAATAGGAATACCTTTTTGATCAATAAACCATAAGGCGTCACTGAGTTTGTCTATTAAAGGCTCGACGTGGTTCATTAAAAAATGAGCGGCAACTTTGATCATTCAAGCACCGCAAGCACATCGTCTACTGAGATCATTTTATGTTTTACATTCCAAATCATGATCTCTTCGCCAGCATACTTTCCAAAGATGACAGTATCCCCTTCTTTGACATCTTCTTTAACATCATCCGCTAAGGCAACTACGGTTCCTTGATGCTTCTCTTCTTTAGCTGTATCAGGAAGAATGATGCCGCCTTGAGTAACCTCATCTTTTTGAAAAATCTTTACTAGAATATTTCTTTTGACTGGCTTAATCTTCATAGCTATCTCCAATCCCGTAATGTAATGTTCTAAAATAAAACGATACTGTTCCCCATCGTATTCAAAGTAAGAGTCTTTCTTTTCGTCGAAGAACCTTCTAAGAACGATTCTTTGTCCTGCATAAATAGGTAATTTACATTTCGGTCCCACCATCTCGACAACCGCATATTCGCTTCGTTTAATAATGGAGTTCTTTTCCGGTATGTGGATAAGGCCTTCTTTAACAATCCTGTGAATTTCTGGATTGTCGTCGTAAACAGTATTCGCATCATGTTTAATGATGACAGTGTCATTTAATGGCTTTAATCGCATAGTAGAGAGTCATGAAGATCTTGTAGAGCGTGTGTTTAAAGCACGGCTTGATCCAGCGCCGTGAAAAGAGCAAGTAATTATCCATCCGATTTCTGGAATCCACGTTACGCTTGAAGAATGCTCCGCTTGTGGATGGTTCATGGTACAGTTTTGCTCGTGGATTAAAGTAAAGTCGAGATCCGTTCGCTCTGGCTCTAAAACAAAGATCTGGCTCTGACCAATCACCGACACCTTTGTAGGTTTCATCAAATCCTCCTAACTTTTCAAACGTAGAACGCCTAAAAGCCATGTTGCAAGCTTCGAGAAAATGGACTTCTCCTTCGTAGGAACAGAGGGCTTCTGAGGCTCCCGTGGTCCAAGCGCCCGAGGCTGTGAAATGGCCAGGCAAACGTCCGAGCCCATCAAGAAATAATAAATCGTATAAGAATTTGATTCGTGGGAAACGGAACAGGTCCCGGTTGCGTTTATGCTGTAACCGCATGATTGCAGGTCCTGACACGCCATCAACAGACTCGTTTTCAAAGGTTTCAACAATGGATTTGAGCCAGTCTCTAGTTGTGAAAACGTCGTCATCAATAAAGACGATATATTCTCCAGAGGCTCTTCTGGCCCCTTTATTTCGAATGGCTGCAAGCGGTCCTTCTTCTCCTTCAACGATCACCTCGTAATCTTTGAAGGACTGTTTGTTTAGACTGTCTAGACATCGTTTTAAGCTGTCTGGACGCTTGTATGTCGGAATGACGATGGAGACTTTTGGAATAAAGCACCATACTTGAATAGGTTTCTAATGGTTAAGATCGAGTAGGTAATGAGGAATCCAACGCAGACTGGCCAATGCCAGAACCAGGCGAAGTCTCTGATTTTTCTAAATCCTTTGAGGCTGACCGAAAGAGGTTGGATAACTGTAAGAGTAAATATGACAAAGAGGAAAAGGTTCCAGTAATCTTCTTTTGTGTCAAGCATACGCCACCGTCGATTTGTACGGTCACAGTAAAGGTCTCTTGCATATTTATACCTCTTTTTTAAAAAGCTGATTAAATCGTCCGAAGTTCTATGCCAAATACCTGATGATGGAAAAGCCCTTATTGCAGCTGGAACTTCTAAAGCGTTATCCATTGGATAATAGTTATCAAGATTAGTATTTTTAATTTGATCAGCCTTGTAGAAAAAACCGTTACAGCCGAAACTTTTTGGGTAATTTGTATTTATTTCAAGCTCTTCTACATGTGGGTATCTGTCATTCTTTCCTATGTAGTAACAAACCGGATCATTCCCTCCGATTAAAGAGAAGTATCTATTAAGAGAATTATCATTTTCTTTATAAGAATAACGCCACGGATAAACAGCAGATAAAAAACTAAACTGAAGAAAATATCTAACTCTGTTAAAAAGATCTTTTTCGGTGATATAGTTATCCGCACAAAACATGGCGCAGATCTCTCCCGTGGCCATTTTAATACCAATCCCTTTAGCAGACTCTGAATCACCTTCCGTGACGGTGATGATTTCAATCTGATCTTGAGGGAAGTCTTGAGCGCGAATGGAATCAACTAATTCTTTATATTTATGAGATTTTAAATCTTTAGTGGAGCAAGGAATGATGCAGGAAAAAATCACTTAAGATTCTCCATCTCTTTCTTAAGTTCCGACATTTTTTCAAAATTACCTTCAGCAAAGTACTTATTAATCTCGTTGTTAATTTCATTCTTACGAGACTGAATCGCCATTGTTTTTTCTAAACCTTCCATTTCCTTAGACCACATTTCTGGGAAATGAACCGTTTTAGAATTTAAGCATTTGTTTAATTCATCTTTAGCTTGTTGAAGCATTCCACTCATTCGGTAGACCTGGTACATGTTGTAATGAGGAACGTCATAGTAAGGATTGATTTTTGCAGATTCAGTCCAATGGTCCATGGCTGAACCAGTCTTACCTTCATGATGAAGCGTAACTCCTAGGTTCCCATAAGCCACTTCAGAATCAGGAAAGTTTTCAATATTGGATTTATAGAATGAAACAAGGTTTTTAAAGGTCGGAAGATGAACCAAGGTACGCATCAGGAAAATACCTAGGACAAAACTAAAGATTACCGGATAGTCTTGTAAGTAATACGATGCCACAATGCAGAATCCCAAAGAGGAAATAAAGACATACCGATCCACCACAAACTGCATGGCTGTCATAAAGTTAGAAAAAACGAGGAGATAGGTAATGAACCAGACAATGCCAAAAGTTACTGCATATGGCCCAAGAATTGCGAGAGATATCAGAATGACAAGGCTCAGAAGACCCTTCCAAAATAATCCATCAATACGTTCGAGTTTCTCGTCATAGTGGTAGCCCCAGCTATGAAACAAACCGAGTCTTTTAGGGAATATGACCAACCGGAGGTAGTACCAGAGCGTCTTTATCATGACGATGGGCTTACGCGGATTGAGGAAGGTGGAACGTGCCATGTTCTGTTTTTTAAACTCGGATACTCGACGGGTCACAAACCCCTTCCCGAACTGAAAGAAAGCAACGAATAAAATTAAAGATGCAATGATCCCAGCTTCAAACTTTCCTATTAATAGAAGTGGAATGAAATTAAATGCCCCTGAGAAGAGTCCCCATGCCGAGAGTAGTGAGGAGAAAAAAACTCCCGGCATGAGGAGGTAGGGATTGGGGTTGGATAAGGCAATGTGAAAGGAAACCAATGCAAAGAATAAGCACTGGAGATAACCGATTCCAGAGATCCAGGCAACAGCTTGACAAGTTACGGGATGAACTACAAATAGTAAGGTTGATAGGAAAGCTAATGTGGGATCAAAGATCCGAGCTAAAAAGAAGTAAGTTAAAATAACGTTCGCAAAATGAACAATGAAAGAGATCGCGTGGTGCCTTCTTGGACTCTGAACGTACCCGAAGACCTCGTGGCCTTTGGAGTTCTTCCCTATTACCGTGAATTTTTTGCCTAGATTGAGCCTGAGCCATCTTATAACGCTACCGGGGAGCCCAACCCTAGGATTGTAAGAAATATTGTTATAGGACGTTTTAATGCCATTTTCGTCATGTTCGTAAGTATTGATGACCTTTTCCCCGTCCCACCTATCATTGAATCTCTCTAACCCGTCCTGATCGTCAATTAAGAAGGAAGTCTTAGAGAAAATTATGTATCCCCATGTGATAAAATAGGTTATGGAAATAATGAACAGGTGGGCCAAATATGGGTAATCTAGGGGGGGTAGATTAAAAACCATTAATCTAGGATTATAGGACGCTTTTTATAGCAGTCAAGAACTTTTTTAGGACTTTCGTCCTAATACGATTTATTTTGACAGTTACCTATCATCGGTATACAATCAAAACATATGGGAGATCTTATGATTACTAAATTAAAGTGTCAGCGGTGCGGACATCAGTGGGTTCCGAGACAAGAAAATATTCAATTATGCCCTGCTTGTAAAAGTAGGAAGTGGAATGAAAAGAAAGAGGCAGCTTAGTGGAATGGACTGAGGTTAATCTAGTCCCATGGGCTACTCCGGTAGCAAATTTTAATTGTCCGTCGTGTAGCGGTCAAATCGCTCTTTACCCGCTTCGACCATCTGGCGAAACGCGACAATCAGGAGAGGTTCGCTGTCAATCTTGCAATTCTTTTTATAGCTATCAGATTTCTTCGAAGATTGCTTCATCTAAAGACTCCTTGGAGCAATTCAATAAACTTACAGCAGCTAAAAGCATTATTGATGATCAATTTTATTCTTTCATTCAAAAAAGCACCAAATTAATGGTTAAAAAGAAGTAATTTATTATAACATAAGGTATCTATGAAGCTAATTTGGGTATGAATGTTCTCTTCTTAATTTTTGTCGTTATATTATGTAGTGGTGGGTGCAAGATCGATGGACGAACCGCCAAAGAATGGAAAGAACTAGCGTGGTATTGGGAAAATGAAGCCGATGAATGGAAAAGTAAGTATCACACTTTGGAGAATTGTGTACAAGATGAATCTATTTATAACCACCGAGCTTCTGAGGTAGAGTCTAATTGTTTATGAAAAAACTTTTGATTATTGGATTACTGTCCTTGGCGTTTATGCCTAGCGATGTTGAGGTGAAGATACCTTATGAGCCGAGATTTAGAATTATCTGCCCGCAAAGCAACTTTCAGCTTTATGAGTGTTTATACCAGGAAGATTTTAAATTGAGTTACGGGACACCGCCAAATGATGATATATGTAAACCATTACATCCGAATGTTCCAAGGCTTGGAAAGATCATCTATGTTAACGGGGTACCAACCTTAGATCAACATCCGGAAAATGCAAATAAATCCTGTCCTTACTACCCTAAAGAAGCGGCTTTTGTTGCTAGTGATATATTTGATTACGGGCCTTCTAAGGGCTCACGAGGAATGTCTTACTACACAACGTGGGGCTTAATGCCTCGGGCAGACAACCCAAAATATAAATATTAGGGGGCTTGCAGATGGATATAATAAGCTGGATTCCACTAATTGTTATTATGATTATTGTACTTACCGATAAATAAATTAACGTTGTCTTTCGGCATTAAAAAATCTAGAAAGAGCATTTCCAACTCCAATTAGCCCGCCGGCCCCAATAACAGCTCCTTGCCTAAACCTTACATCTTTAATGTTTCTTTCGAGATCTGGAATCTTCGCTTTAAGATATTCTTGCTCTGCCATTTTAGAAGATAGTTTTTTTTCTGCTTGGGAGTTTCTTTTATTCAAAGCATATTGTTGTAATTTGTTTTTGTTACTAATATTGCTAGATTTTTCTATATAGTTAGTTCCGATTTGTTTTTCAACATCAGTCAATCTTTTAAGCTCAGGCTCAGATGCTCTTCCTGTTCCTACCCTTTTAATACTTGCCCTGGTTAATTCCTTAGACTCTTTGGCCATTTTATAGATTGGAGCGTGAGATGATTTTATTTCTTTTAAACCTTGTATGCTTTCTGGTAATGAATCTGATAAATGCTTATAAAAAATAGCTTTTGTTCTCTCATCTCCGATAGAATCTAATACTTGTTTAGTAATTGCTTGCACCTCTTTTGAGTTATAAATGCGTGGTTGAGTTTGAATAACGCCGTCCACTTCTTTTGGGCCAAACTTGATTGCAAACTGCATTAATTTATGTCCTGGAGTTCCTGGTATTGATTCTGCGCCAACATCCTTAGATGCCTTCTGAATTATATTTGATATATCAGAATCAGCCATTTGCGATGTTAAACCATCTAACTTCTCACCAAAAATTCGATTCGCTTCTTTGAATTTATTAGTAACTGCATTTTTAACCCCTTGTTTTCCAAGGAAAGAAACCTTTTCAGCCTCCCTACTAGCCCTTGATTTTAGTATTTTCCTAACTCTTCCTATCTGACCAATCTCTTCTCTTATGGGAGCCTCTAATTTTTTAGATTCAAGAATAGCGCTTTCTATACCTTGTATTTCCTTTCTTATAGGAGCTGTTCTAAGTCCTGAAATCGCACTTTTCCCGCCCTTTATTAGTCCAAGGCTTGGCATTATAAATGGCGCTACGAAAGAAGCTGTTTTCCCGATTCCAGTTTTCGCTTCTGGTAAATCAAACGAAGCTTCCGGAAGATCTCCATTAATAAGTCTATTTCCATATTCAACTGGTCCTGCAACAGGAGATCTGGATAGTTCCCTACCCATTTGCGGGAATGGAAAAGCAGCTGAACTGGCAACAGCGCCAATCTCATTGCTAAGGGAAGCTGCTCTTTCTAAGATATTTTCAGATTTAGGTATCTTTCCATATTTTTCCTGAACCAATTCCTCAACAAGAGTGTCTTGTTCTGATGGATCTAATTCAAGAAACTCAGGGTCTTTAGCGAGCTCATCTATAATTTCATCATAAGGACTAGGCATTAATTACCTCAAGTTATTGGAATTTATTGTCGTACTAATTTTCATGTATGATTTTGGGATGTCTAGAATAGGTGAAGATAAATATATTTTAGTCATAGAATCACCGAAACACCCTCTTTATAGTGGAAAACCTACTTATTGGTTTAATCTTCTTGGACTATCCAACCTCCGGGAGCATCTGATTTTATCCGATACACTACAACCTTCAGACGTGCTAGATCCCCATTATCGAGTTCAATTAAGTCATTTTGCGATGGTATGTCACGGCCCAACAGACGCCATTTTGATTCCCCAAAATGTCCGCGATAAGCTTGTTCAGGATATTGCTCGGATCCTACTCGAACCACCCGGCATTCAGACATAATCAAGGTTTCCTCTGCTTAAATCTCTCTTTAATAGAATTAAGTTTAGATGCTCTATCAATGGGATTAACTTGACCAGGCATCGATGGGTCTGTTCCTTTAGGTCCCAAGTTGCTCACATCTCCAGTTTGAGAAACTTGTAAATTTCTTTCATAAATATTTCTGAATTGCTGTTTAAAACGAGCAAGTTTTGCAATGACAGTTTGTGGATCATCTGGCATAAACAAATTTGAAATACGTCTATTAGGGCCTAAAATTGGTAACCCTTTACCAGCTCGAGCTTGTTCTTGTTCTGACAAATTTCCAACTTCCATTAAAGATCGAGAGATGATTGGAATATTAGACTCGAGTTGAGAATACAAAGCCGCAGCTTGAGGGTTTTTCTTCAAAAGAATGTCATTCGTATACTTTCCATAAGCTGCCTTCTGTCCTTCAATCCCTCCTTTATCTAAAATGTCTGCATAAAGAGTTTTGTAATCATTCTCAATCTGATCTAAAAGCGGAAATACGATAGAAGCTTTTTTCGCATCTTCAGCCGCTTTAGCTCTAACAGTCTTTTGTATTTCGAAGTCTTGGCCAGCTGGAGTTTGGAATGATGTTCCGGTTAAACGGTCAGTTCCACCAGTAGCAACAGCTCCTGGACCTAACTGCATTTGTTGAGCATTACTTCTGGCTTGATCCTGAATAAGATTACTTTGCTTAGATTTTTGAGGCTTTATTTTTGGAGCTTCCAAATTGAATCTTCTAGCCATTAGACAGTACCTCCAATATTAATATTGATTGGAGATGATTCCTCTCCTGGAAAAAGTAACCCAGTTCCGAGGTTAAGCATTGTATTCTTGAATAAGGCGGCTTGGTCAGCATCCATGTTAAGCTGCTGCATGATTCTCTCAATATCCATTTGAGCAACCTTTTGGAGATAAGTCATTTCAGCATCATTAGCATTCAAAGCTTGTTGAACTTGTAGAATCTTCTGCTGATTAAACGTATTTCTTACATCACGAGTTCTATTAGCAACAGCTTCTGCTCTTAACTGACCGTACTTAGATCTGTTTTCTTCAAGATCTCTTTTTAATGCAGAATCCGTAGTGGGATCCGATCCTGGGCGAATTGATCGATATTGATCTCGGATTGCGTCCTCACCTCGTTTTTCAGCTTCTTCGTACTGTCTTGTTAAAGCCTGAATTTCTAGATCGGATAAAGGTTCGAACTGCTGATCAATATTCTGCTTTAAGAAATCTTGAGCTAAATTTCCCATCTCAGTTCCCTGATTAGTAGCCATTCTATAATTCTCTGCCGATTGAGGTAATTCTGGAACTTCTGGCATTCCCTTAAATAATCCAGTAGCTAAGGCTCCAGCTCCAAGAATTCCCTTAAGATCAATTCCAGGAAAAAACCTGCTTAAAGGGGAGTCGCTAGATTGTTGATTACCTTGTGTTGGCGGTTGATTTCCCCCCCCAGATGGATCTGGATTATTCTTTTTACCAGTAAAAGGGTCAAACGCTGTTCCGGTTTGAAGAATTGGGGCAGCAGCTTGACTTGCCTCAGCTACACCGCTCCCAAACATGTTCTTAAACTGATCCATGATATTTCCGATTCCAAAACCAGATTTAAAGCTTTCTCCGAATCTAGTTAAGGGATTCGTGGTTTTAGAATCCATTCCAAAATTCCCAGTAGCAAGATCGGCTACTCCACCAATTACACCACCTTTAGCGGCAGCTGGTAAAATACCTTCCGTCGTCCTTTTTTCACCGCCGATACCTTTATTAATAGCAGAACCAGCGGCGCCACCAATAGCCCCACCAAATCCTGGCAAAATAGCGTTTCCAACAACTGGTCCAGCTATTTCAGCAATAGGGCCTAAGATTTGACGTGTTTTAGGCATCTTTTTATGGCGGATACCTTCTACCACTTCGTCTTCATCAGTTCCTTCGAGTTCGAAAAGATGCTCTAGTTCATGCTGAATAAGAAGTCTATTAAGCTCATCACGTCCCGTTTGTCTTACGAAGATTCGATTTCTGTGAACATCCGCAAAACCTAAAGAATCAGAGATATTCGCGCCACGAGTTTCTGTAACTGGAAGCCGATCAAATTCTTTATCAGAGAGAATTTTAATAGTAATATTTTTCATTAGAAGGAGCTCCTTCCGCTGAAGAAGCCTTTCACTCTTTCAAGCAAACCTGAACTTACTCCATTGGTATCCGTCTGATTACTATTAGGACTTTGAAGTAATCCATTATTGATACCGCCTTGAATCGCAGGGCCACCACCAGTACCAGATGGAACTTTATTCGTACCTGGAGTAGAAGCCACTTGGAACTGTCCTAAAGGACCGGTTAAAGAAGACTGCTGTTGTTCCTGCATCAGACTCTGCTGTTGAGACTGAGCCGCTTGTTGAGCTTGCTGTTCAGCTTGCGCAGCGTCATTGGCTGCGTTCTGAGCTTTACGCTCTTCTTGACCGATATTAGGATTTGTAATTGTGCGAGGATCCCAAAATAGTCTAAAAAAGTCTCTGGCTTTTTTGTGTCTAATGCCTTCTACGTGCGGATCTTCATCAGTTCCTTCGAGTTCGAAAAGATGGTCCATTTCGTGCTGAACCACTAAACGATTTAGCTCATCACGACCGCAGTCTCTTACATAAATACGCCGATTAGGGACATCTGCAAAACCAATCGAGTCAGAGATATCCGCCCCACGAGTAGCAGATAATGGTAAACCGTCAAATTCCCTATTATTTAGAATCTTAATTTGTATGTTCTGCATGATGTCTCCTTACTTTCATAGTAAATCTCCTGTCTGACATTATCCCATAACGGTCCCAAGCACCAAATTTGATGGAGGGGTAGCTCGCTAAAGCTAAATCATTTACTTTCATAGTTAGTTTCTTAGACCAGCCCTTAGAAAAAATCTTCTCGATATAAAACGTGTCTCCTGAAGGATCATCTTCCTTGTACTCCCACATACCCTTTTTCAGATAATCATCAGGGAAATTAGTAACAGAAAAAAATAAAACGCTATGAAGATGGTCAAACTCTCGGAGCTCCATAATCCGACCGTCTTCCAGCATTCTCTCAACATAGTTAAATACTGGTTCTTTTTCATCTTTTCTGAATCTATATCCATGATCCCCTAAGAACTTAATGATCTCTATGGTGTGAAGGTTGATACAACCCTCCAGTTTGCTGTGTTAGATGACGTACAAACGTAAAGTCTTCCCGTAGCTCCAGTAATCATGTAAACCTCTTCCCCTGCCTGTGCTCGCCAATTAGGGGCTGAGGTTACAATCTGCTTTTGGAACTTCCCAAAATTCCATCTTTCAACTGTTTGGTTTACAAAATCAATTAACTCTTGCGGTAAACCTCTAAGCTCAGGTTGGTCTAGCTTACCCATTCCCGCCAACTCCTTTTGCGTCATTGAAGTAGTCAGTTCGGTTGAGTTCCCAGGGTTCAGAAGTGTTCCTAGAAGACGTGATTCTGAACTGATAAATATTTGTGGTAACAGGAACATCGATTTCTTTTTTGACCTGAATCATCGCTCCAGTGTTCACAAGCATAATGTTATCTCTGACAGAGAAATTTCCTGTGAAATCAACCCGGTCCATATATTTAATCGTATTAGAAGAAGTAGGCTTAAAATAAAGGTCAATCTTGTGCGCTTTACTTACTTCCGAAGGAGACTTATCAAAGATAATATTCGAGTCGTAGACATCATCGATTGGAGTTCTGTTAGCATCTAAATTCCCACTATCTAAAATATGAACCAAACCTGATCGATCCCCAGCTAATACGTATCTTAGATTATCCGATTGGACCATACACATGGTTTGCCACATCTGATTCTGATATGGGTAAAAGGAAAGTTTACGCCCATCAAAATTAATCAAATGCGTCGTTTCAGAAGAGTTCACGCCGATGGCTACATTTAGCTTATAAACTTGCTCATTCTCGTCCACCACCGCATGAGAAACCACTAATCCAGACCCTGATTTTCCTAACTTAGCTAGTGAGAAATCACATTGTCTGTTATCCAGCTCAATCTGATCTGATACAATTTTGTCATTCGCGCCGTCAAAAATTCGAATGCGCTTATCCCAAGATAAACCAACAATAACTTCGCCGATATCCTTTAAGGTGATCTTTTTCGCGGTTCTAGGAACAAATCCCCAGTTTTTGATTTCTTTATAAGACCAATCGGGGTTTCCACCAACGTAGGTTAATCTGTAAATAAAATATCGAGTAGATACATATAAGATTTGGTTTAGAACAAAAGCCGCTGTAATTTCATCATCCTGAGAGCTTGGAATATCGAAGCTATCTGCCCAGTCTCCGGTAAGTTGAGTATTTTCATCCTCGTAAGAAAAGATACGCTTACGAGTCGTAGAGTTAAGGAGGATTAAAAACCCTTGATGATTAATCGCAAACCGGCAAGTCGGAGCTGAGTTATTGAGTAAAGTCGCAAACGTTCCGCCAGACCCATCCCACTTAAGAACAGAGTCATAGTTATCAGAAGTCATCACCAGAACATT